TGAACGGGCACGTCGTTTCCGACAGGAGATTTTAAGTCTCCGGTGTCTGCCATTCCACCACGGTAGCTTATATAGAAGATCAGAAACAGCCAACATTTGTTTTACATTCCGGTTTACTGGCTACCTGAAGGGTATTCGTCCGACAGCTACTCGGCTTGCACCTTATTCCCCTTCCTATTTGGCTCGGCATCCTTTACCGGTATGATACCTGTCGTTTGCCAATGAACGGCCAATCCCCGATCTAGCCAGAACAACTGATCTTCATGGTAGGGATAATCGGATTTGAACCGATACGTCTTTCGACACTTGAGTTTGAATCAAGCGTGGCTGCCAATTTCACCATATCCCCATATTGCCGGTCTTTCCCGGCTGTCAGCCCCGCGCAGAGCATTTTTGGAGGAAGAAACATCACGATACTTCGTTAATTATTCTAACGAAAATCACGATAAAATGTCTATTTTAATTCAGCTCTTCTGCTGACTTGCGTAGAACTCATTCCGCAGCTGAATAATACCCTTCTTGCAGAAAGACTCTTGATCTTTCTCTCGTTGCTCACGCATCCAACCATAGAATAGGTTATCTTCAGCAGTAAACAGCTTGGCAGTGTTTTCGTAATAGCCACGCTTCTGAACGCTCTGCATAACACCACGCAAGAACTTCCAGTGCTTATAATAAGGAAGCTTCATCTTAAACATGAAATTGTTGCTGTCTCGCAAAACAAAGCCTTCAACGTGTTCAAAGCCATGATGCAGATAGTTCTCGTTCATGACTTCCTCGTACCAAGGATAGAATTCACTCCAGTTCTCAAAGGTCTTAACCTTCTCCTTAATCTGCAGATGACACTTCTCAGCTACACGCTTCAGATCATCGTAATCCATCACACTGAAGTTCATATCATTCGCAACAATATCCAGCAAAACAATATGCGGTTTCTTATATTCAATGATATGAGCATCATTCACAGGATCAATCACCTCGAAGATGATAGAACCATTCTCTTTTGCAACTTCTTTCAGATTCTTACGGTCTTCATCAGAAGTCGTATCCATGAGAATCTTTCGGAACATATCTGCAAAAGGCCCTTCAGGAGTGGATTTACTTGCAATGAACAGACCATCCTGTTCTGCATCATACGAAATGATACCAAGAAATCCATTCTCTTTTAAATATGCAGTCACCGGGAACTTCAAAGTGTTCTGTAGGTTTCCAATTCTCGTTTCATTCCGCTCATCAACCGCAAAGAATTTATCATAACTTCGAGCTACAATCTTATTCGTCTTTGTGTTAATGAACAATCCCCTTGCTTTGGTAGAAACCTCATCCCAATGCTTCTTATAAAATGCTTCACGAGAGAAGTTGAAAGAAGAAATATCTCCGAATCGCTTCTCAAACACATATTTGCTTTGACGCATCTTACTAACAAGTTCTGCGTTATCAAACTCAGTTTTCATTTCAACGGCAGTTTCAGTCTTTGGTTCCTCTTTTCGGAATACATCATTCTTGGTTTCTACACACTTGACGGGCTGACCGTGTTCAAGCTCAATGCAACGGAGATATCCACCAAACTCGATTTTTCCTTCGAGGTTGTAGCACCGATGCCCCATATCAATAGGAACATCCTGCACATTTCGATGACCGAAGATCTGAATATAGCTATCAGGCATCGATTTTTCCCAAGACTCAGCCACGGTTAGCATATCAGGATAGCGACCTACACCTTTGATCATCTGATCAGCAGATACGAAAGGAAGAAAATAAGGCAGATAACTCAAACCACCGTGGCTCACGAAATACCGCTTCCCATCATACTCAAAGTAGGCACACTGGCCGACTCTGGAATAGATCTTACGAGCAGTGTTCTTATCAATACCAGCTTTAAAGAGCTGCGGACGAGTGTAGTTTGCAAACTCTTCACTCTGAACCGGTTCATCATGCCCCCACTTGTTCAGCCAACGCTCGTGATTCCCTTCCAAAAGGATCACATTCTTGCGGTTGTTATTTACAACATCACACAAGAACTTGAATACTTCAACGTTTTCGATGCCACGATCGAGATAATCACCAACGAAGATATAAAGTTCGTCGTCCTTCATCTCACCAAGGTATTCACTTAAACAAGTATAGCAGCCATGAATATCACCGATGACATGAACCTTCTTCCACTGGTTGAAGTCATTCGGATAGTAGTTCAAATCGGACATCACATCCGTAGTAGAAGGAAGAACCGTCACGCCAGAAGGAACTTTTTGAGTAGCAAACCGAGCGTACATCTTATCAATGGCCGCTTCAGGAACTCGCTTCAGCCATTCTCTCTGAGCGTTTCTTCGTTTGCATTCCTCAATCGGAAGGTCCGTCATGTCAATAACATACATCCGATAACGATATTGTTTTGCAAGATTCTTATAACGATTCATTTCGACCGTCTTGGAATTCGTTGCATCAATCACGGTAAACTCACCATGACTCATACGCACCTCAAGCAGTTTGAAAAGCATCTCCCATACAACATCATCATTCTGCGGAGAAATCTCCATCTGCCCGGCAGGTGTTTCCTGTGCGCTCTGGCACATAAGGCGAAGTGTATCAGCACTCAATACGTACTGCTCAAGATTATGCTCTTTAATATAGGTGGACTTCCCACAACCTGGTGCTCCACGGAACAACAAAAGCGTTCTCATCTACATTTCCCTTTCTAATAAGTATCCTGTGTTATATAGTTACAGTGTTAAAATCAAGGGGCCGAAGCCCCCTGTTTTTAATTTTTGTGGAAGTATTCGATCCAGCCCTTGTATCCTTGCCGGAAACTAATGTAGGCAACCTTGCTGCACTTTCTTCCGATAATGTCCGCAAGAGGATCTTTACCATTTCCGAAACTAAGTTCTGCAAGATTAAATTCTGGATGAGTTTTACAGTAGTTATAAACCTTGACATACTCGCCGTTTCTAGTCAGATGTCTTCGGTCTAAAGCCTTTGAATGATATCTTCTTTCGAGAATATCATTCAAACGCGTGAAATAACTATGAATCGTATTCGTAGACATTCTTGAATCACTGTCTGCACCAGTCCTATCCTCTGTTTTGCGAAGAATGTAATCACCATTTATGACATAAAACGTTCTGTATCCTCCCATATTTGGGGCATCATATTGTTTCATTTCATAACACTGCTTGATGATATTCATCAGTCTCGCGTCAACACTGGTCTTATTCAAAACAGTACACGATTCAAAGTCAACATCGTTAATCGTCAGATTAGAAACCTCTTCAGAAGTAAGTCCAATCCAGTACAGTGCAGCAATCACGTTCATACGAATCTGATATGACTCTTCGTACTTGTCCAAGAAATCAACAAACTCATCAACTGACGCAAAATACTTGTCCTCGTACATATTGTCTGAACTCACATCGCTCTCCGAGAATTCAGCTAAGTCATACATGCTCGCTCGATCCTCACTTTTGATGTATCCTGTAATTATCGACTTTACATTTCTGAACGACCGACTTGAGTTCACCCAATTGTATTTAGCAAACATCTTTACAAAATCATCTTTTGTGAAGTCAAACAACTCATACCTACGCTCGGCCTCATAATCCATAACATGGTTAAGCGTCGATATAACAAACTCACCGCTTCTATCAGAATACTTTTCGGCAAAAGCTTTGATTTTTTCTTCAGTAAGCATAGTGGCACACTCCTTCTTATTATGTAGTGTACCATTAAACCTGAGAACAAATCAAGCAAATGCGGCAAAATTCTGAAAATCTATAGTATGTTGTACGCCACTCAGGAACGCTGCGAGCAAAAACGGTTCATCCTTGCATCTTGCCATAGCGATCATATTCATCTGACGCTCCGACAAGACACCAAGTTTCTTGATGAACTGTCCTTTGTTAAGTGTATCAGTCTCTTCGCAGAGAACGATACTATCAACCTCTAGGAACTCACAGTCTTCCTTTGAGAGTAGAACATGAACCGGAGAACGCTTATATATTCTTGAAGATAACGGATTCCCCTTGATTGTTGGGCTGAAGAGGTTACGCTTGTTGTTACTTGTCACAACGAACGGTCGAATGCCGCGCTGCTGATGACCTGTCGCATTGGATAGATCAACCAACCAAACCTCTCCGACCTTTGGGTCAATATTGTTATCCATAGTCATTCTCCTCTACAATGATGTAGCTCCGTTCCATAGCTACATTATACAGGATACAATCACAGAAGTCAAGAGGTTTTTGAAAATATTTTTAGTGCCCGTACAACTCAGGATTCTCTGATACGAACACGCTGGTATTATCGAAGATCATCTCATACGCTTTCTCTGCACAGCAAGACCTAAGTTCAATTCTCCTTACTTCATGGCATTTTTGTCGCAACTCGATGTGACTCTCATTTCCGAAGAACCCCACGCCATTAACAATCCCACCCGTCTCTACGCCAATGTCGTCAATCTTTTTGCAGATCATGTGAATATCCACACCATTACAAACAAAGCAGACCCACACTCGCTTTTTTCTTATATACTTTAAAAAATCATCAACCCGTATAACTTTCAAAACCTTTCTATCGCTCATCAAGAATAACCGCCTTCCGCTCACACAAACAACTTTCAAGATATATTATACACAGCCTTTTGTTTTAGTCAATATATTACACATCTTTTTGTTGTATTATTTATCAAAATTTTAGATGACGCCATTCACTCAGCATCATCCACAACCAACTTCGAATCATAATAAAACCTATGTGCGCCAAATTGTCCAGCAAAGGTTGCTCCACGCTCGTGCCAACTGCCGGGAGCTGCAGTCGGGGTTACAAACCATTGGATAGGTTTGTCTGAAATTTTAGCACCATAGTCAAACACCATAGAGACAGCCAGCTCATTCTCTGCCGTAACCTTCCTATTATATAATGAATTATAACCATACTTCTTAAAGACCTGCTGGATGGTTAGATCATCAAGTACAGCGGAATCATAAAGACATTGAGCAACGGCCATCTGGCCTTCCAAACTGTCAGCACCTGCTTCACAAGCAATAATCTGCTCTGCAAGAGCACGCTCATCATCAGTGAGTTCATGTTTTCCCTGGCTAAAGTTCACCACCTTCGTCTCAACGATTTCCTTTACGAAGATCACAGGCTCGTCGTCCTTTTCTTCGTCTCTTTCTTTTGTTGCGTGCGCAACACTTTGATTGATATGGCTATTATAATATGTATGTAAGCCTTCGGTTTCTATTTTTGGCATCACTTTCAATGCCATATTTCCGGCCAACAGACACATCATACATATAATAGCAATCTTTTGCTCATTATTTATCAATAATTTGTTTATAATAAGTTCACACCTTCTTTCCTAAAATATTGGTTTTATCAAATCTTTAAAGACTCCTCATTTACGGTCATCACAAGCTCGTTGACCCGCTTCCAATCAACATTGTCCGGCAGGTAAGTCTCGCTCTTGTCAACTGACAATCTGCTTTCATAGGCCGGAATCAGTTGCTGACGAATCTCTTTGTAATCATATTCACCGTTGCGAAGCTGCGTCAGGAAGTTATGATCGTTGTCTCGATAGGTTTTAATTTCACCTTTTTCCAAGATATCAAAGAGCATCAGGTATACACGAACTGCATTCATTACCGTCTTGTGCATTTTCTTTGAATTATGGTAGATTGGATCTTTGTCTAATGTATCAGACTTCTGAATCAGCTTGCCTGCAAAACCTCCAAACGAGTAAATCACACGCTTTGAAAGGAATAGGTTTTTGTTGTCCATAAGTAGCTGCGTCATTGGGTTATAGCTAATAACGAGTTCATCAGCATTTCCTAACTGCTCCAGCATATTAGGATTTCCACTACACATCAATTTCACGGCTTTGTTAAAACTATAAATCGTTGTATCTGTCTGAGTGTCCACATAATGTTCAAACTCACCAAGGCCAAGAAGGTCTTCTCTTGAATTTAGTGCCACACCACGGATGTCAAGATCTGAACCCTCAACATTCGTTCCATAAGCATGACTACCACCAACCGTCACAAACATCATATGCTTTCCAAGATGTTCATTATCTCGGACGAAGTTATATTCTGGAAAGCACAATGCTCCAAGCAATTCATTTCTTGTCATAGAATCACCTATATTAAAACTTAGTTTTTATTCAGCTCGCTTATTCCATGCTTCGATGAGGTAGGCTTTGATTCTTTCCTTGTCTTTTTCAGAGGAATCAAAGTCGTAAGTTTTGCTTTCCATGAAAACATAGCAGTTGCACCTATTTTCTTTATTTCCTCTCGTAACATACATCCATCGTGTTTGGCGATAACCGCCCTCTGCAATGGTAACTTCTCCACCACAAAAAGGACACGGCTTTAGTTTATATTCACTCATAATTATGCCTCCTTAGATCTCAGCTTTTATCTGGGACACGCAGTTCTTTTGCCAGCTTATCCAGTTGCGCTGCGAGTTCCCATTCATTGACCGTAATTGGAAATCGTTCATTGCCAGCAGAAGCATTATCTTTCAAAAAATTTGACACTGCAATCGCATAAGCGGAAAGCTCATATCTGTTCATATTCATTCCTCCTAAATCTTAACTTTTATCAACTTTATCAATCAAGCGGAAGCTCATCTATTTCACCGCAAAGATATTGTAGAACATCTTTTCTTCCACCGTATTTGCAGCTAATTTTGTCTAATTCTCCTTTCTTATAGAGCCATGTTGCCGCAGCATATCTATGCCATCCGTCTACGATTACTGGAATCGGAGCGATATAGCACCCGTCACACATATTATCAACATCCAACTCTTTAATCTGATCTTTATGTTTTACAAAAAACAGGATTCTACTAATATGATAATCTCTGTTTCTCTTTTTAGAAACAGGGTATTTATAAGTATCTCCATACGGCTGAGATGTGTCTGCCACCCCATTGTTTAGTGCAATGGAAATATCATTAAGAGTGATTTTACCAGCGCCATCCCATTCCCAACACTCGGTCGGAATAAGCTCAAGAATCCGATCCATTCTAATTACATCCACTTCACTTGCGAAATCCATACCATTCACTCCTTCCGGTCATGTTCTATTGCCCGCCGCTCGCTCTGATCGTCAGTAAGCGAAGCTACTTTCATCATGCTATACACAAACATAACGTCAGCTACCATAAACAGGATTATTATAATCCACATTATATTAACTTCACATGTCTTTTGGCTTGACCATCTTGTATTGAGGTTACCTCAAGCATACACCGCATAAAGATATTATTCAACACAATTATCAAAATTACCAAAATTTTACTAATAATCCTACGTCATCAATAGTTATATCATCGATCTGCACATCCTTTTGTTAAGTATCCACAAGAACCCGGATTCTATCAATCTTTGTTCATTGCATTCACAGTATTCTATATCTCAGTCGAAACACTTTCATTTTCATCAGACAGACGGTTAATCCAAGCGTTCAGCACCTCTCTATACACCGTCATATTCGGACAGAAGTAGCTGTTTGTAAATACCGGCATATCATCATTACACAGGATTCTCATAATGGCTGCGCATACAGCTGCGGATCTCGACACACCAGCGCCACAATTCACGCAGAACCAATCAGTTTTATTTGCTTCATGATTGTCCAGAACGAATCTCACAATGTTCTTGGCCTGAACTTCAGTAATACAAGTGCCTTCTAAATCAGTAGTGCAATCATCAAACTTCAGTGGCAGGAATGTGATATTACCTTCACACTTATGAAAATCAATATGATGACCATTAGCTTCAGTGATTGAGATAAACCGAATCCGTTCAAAATGTGGTTGTCGGATAAAGTCTTCTGCATCTTCTGCACTCATCACCGAGAATTTCCATTTTCTTCGATACATTGTAATAATCATTTTGTTTTCCCTCCACAGAATTTAGGTTTTATTGTTTTCATAAAGTTTTAACATGATTTCTAGCGAAATAGAATCCAGACTACCATGTTGAACCAAATTAAGCGCCATGTAAAAATTCCTTCGAATATTAAAGTCCACTACGTCCTTTATCTCACCGCCTTTTTGAGCGTGATACAAAATATTATTTAACTTAAACAGTTCCTGATAACTTAACTTGACAACGACATCACCATCTCTCCCTTTTGGATTTTCATTTCCATTAAAACTCAGAATATTCATAGTTACACCTCCAGTCGAATATCTAAGTCTTTAAAATCAACCACTTCTGATTCACCATCATACTCAACATCTACATTCGATAAATATGTTTTGTACATCTTTTCACGACGTATAGCAGCTTCCATGCTCGGATGTCGAATATCATAAAGCAACTGTTTAAGTCCTTCATCCGTCAAATTATACTCTTCTTGCAACATACTCATATCCACACCTCTCAATCAAAACACAAACGGATTATTATTCACTGTTATTATCAGTGCTACATTCAAAACAAACATCATAAATGCAGTCATTCTTTATCACCTCAATCTCTGAATTCAATATCTACGACAATGTTTTCTGGCTCTGTCATATACATTCGTGCCAGCCGTTCTACCATTAACTCTCTATCTCCTAATTTGCTTTCTCGTAAAATATACGAAGCAACTCGCTTACCTCTGTACAAAAATACAGCCCAAGCACTTCTTCTCAAAGGATTTGAAATAAAAGTCATTCCATCGCTTCCTCCAGAGAAGTAGTCACATCACCAAAATCAAAATCCAGAGCACCAATCATATCCTCCAGAGCATCCACAGCATCAGACAGATTCGTGCAAGCATAATCTGCTTTATCGTACCGCTCACTCCCCTGCAGATTCTCCGGCATGTAATCACGATACTCTTCTTCTTCCCACTGAATGCTCTCGACATCTGATTTTACACTTTCAACCTCTGACACAAGCTCATCCAGCTTCTTACGGATGGAATCAAAACGGTTAATGGTCTGCTTAATAGCTTTTCTACGAGTGCTATTCATTTTCAAATCTCCTTTCAATCTACAATGCCAAGCTTGCAAATGTTTTTCGGATCAGTAATGTAGCCAAATGTCAATGTATTACGAAGATACCCCTTGTACTCAAATCCACGGTCACGAGCCGCCAGACGGCACACATCTCGAATCGCAGATTCTCTCGGCCAAGAGATACCAGCCAGCTGATACTTCCACTGAAGATCTCTCAGCTTCTGCCACTCAATCACAGGTTTCTTCTCATCCTCGAAACACAAACCATTCTTGACTGCGTATTCAAGAGCGTTACACCGCTTATTCTCCTCTGATGTACAAGTGCCCCATTCGTTTTCGAGACGGCGATGCGCTCTATCAAACGGCGCTTGCTTTACTGCGTCAATACCAAACGCTGCGCCAAGCAAACCCAAACCAAGTAACAATCCCATAATTCAAACCTCCATTCATGCTGTTTCTAGCTCTCTTTTAACTAGTTGACGACGTTTCGTTGCATTTTTTAACCAATCATTTCCACTGGAAGCTTGTCTATCCACTCTCGTATTGCGACCACTCCCTATCGGACACGCCCGGCGGTAATCATCAGCAGTTTTACAACCAAGTGATTCAGCTTCGTCCAGTGCTTTTCTCACATAAGCCCATGTACTACCACCAAGATCAGAACACTTTCCAATCACAGCAAGCACAAGATCATCGCCCATGCGTTCAACATATTCTGCCAAAGCTTTTTGACCAGTAGCACCAAGCTTCCCGATATTCTCTCGGAAAACATCCTCGATAGGTTTCGTCGTTGTCGTCTCATCACAAGACGAAGACGATATCTTATCTTTTTCTTTTTCTTTCTCTTTTTCTAGCTTTGTTTTGCTTGCGTTTGCTTCGTTCTGCTTACGCTTGCTTGATGAGCCACCAGCTTTACCAGAAATTCTCTTACCTTCGATGTATTCGGCATCTTTATCCAAATCTCTCTTCACAGCAGGCCACACATACCGCTCATTTCCGTTGAGTTCAGGCTCCGTTCCAGACGATTTATATTTCATCATTGCCAGTACCAGACGCCCCACCTCGGCAGCACTAAGGGGTTCAAAGTAGCTCTCGTAAGTATCCCAGATTTTAATATAAGTATCAGCCATCATACACCTCAAGAATTCTCACTATGAGTATTCACACCATAATTGATTCCAGAGTAATATCTCTCATCCACTTCTGAATCAAGACCAATATAATGAAGAGTGATTGCCTGACTACTATGATTCAAAGCGTGCTGAAGCCAGGCCAGAGCCATAACATCATCACGGTGCTGTACCATAAACTGATAGCCGAATGTCTTACGGCAACTATGTGTTCCAAGATTATATGGAAGGGCCATATCCTTTTGAACCTTTTTCATAATTCGTCCAAAACTATCCACATCAAGCGGCTCCCCGGATACCTTTGGATTTGCCTCGTGTGTATACATAATTCCAGTCTTTTTACTAATTGATGTCCCACCTGTGCTCCTCAGTGAATTGCGAGAGCTGCCTTTACATGACGGGAAAAGCCAATCGTCATAATGGAGCTTAACTTTATTGATATAAGTAGAAATCACTTCCAAAGCAGATTCTGGAAGAAAAACAATACGGTATTTTCCAGTCTTCTTTTCCTTCATTCGTATTTTTGCATTTGCATTTACTTGCAACTTTCCATTTACCCTCTGCGTTGTAACATCTGAAACCTTAAAACGAAGCAAATCGCTTGCACGAAAACCAGTACATACACCAACATTAAACAAACACCAATCACGGTACATCCCACGATTCCAAAAATATTCCGAAATTCGTTTAATATCCTCTACATCTTTAATAGGCTGCACCGTTCCATTACAAGCTTCCTTGCGTTTGATATTATAGTTCTTCGCCTGGTTATGTTTCACTTTGGGAGCAGGATCAACCTTTTGCGGATTAAACTCAACTGCGTTATTTTCGTTCTTTTCAGGTACTGCGTTCATATTTGCGTCTCCTTTAGATTCCATATTTTAAACAATACTTGCCATAGGACAGTCCTTCTGCATCTGCCATTTTTGCAATTTCAATAAATGTCGGTTTATGTTTCTTTTTATTTTTACATCTAATATCCTTTTCTCTATCCACAATCTTTCTACAATTATCGCAATAAAGCTTTCCACACTTTGGCCCATACCACGTGATACCACATCGTTTACATGTTATATTTCCATATTTCATCATGTTCTTATACCTCAAATTCATCAATCTTCCAGTGGTGACGATAATAATTTTCACCACTACAAACAACAGATGCTTCCGCAGCTTCGCACCATGTTTCATCATCACTCACCGGTTGTAAATCATTCTTGCTTTCATTAAACAGGAATACCATTTTATCAATTGCTTTGATTCTATCCTTTGTGACCATAATCACATTATCTTCTGCGTAAAAATCGCTAGAATCAATACATTCGTGCAAAACATAAACCTTCATTTTTATGTACCTCAATTCTTTTCAAATTACTCCTTCATCAGCTGCTTTACAGTTTTCTTAAATAACGCGAGGTTCTTTTCGTTTTCAATAAACACCTTAGTCTTCGGATTCGGTGCTTTACCGTGAGCTTTTTCATAAGCAATAAACAAATTATTCATCTTCTTATAACCAATATGCTCGTAAATCAGAGTGTAAGTGTGCTTGTATTGCGGCTTATCATTAAGCTTTTCTGCCAAAGGTAACAGAATCGGGATAAGAATCTTCGCCGTTTCGCTCTGTTTCTTGGGCTTTTCTTCCGCAACCGGCTCAGACTTAACTTCATTAACTTCCACCTCAATCACAGGAGCATCACAGACAGCCACTTCAGGAGCTGCTTCAATAGTTTTCGCTTCAGGCAAAGCTTTCCGTTCAGTAGCTTCTTCCTTCTTCTTATTGATCGCTTCTGTATACAGATCCTCAACCAGAGCACCAAAGATAGACTTATACATTGTGCTTGCTTCGACCACATCAATCGTAGGAATGTAACCAGTACGACCAGTTCTTGCGCAATACTTTTTACGCTCTTCCTCGATAACGAAGGTATAAACACTATTCATGTATTCGTAAACATCACGAAACACATCTTGAACCTTCATCTCATTGATTTCCGCAATCACATTGATACGTTCATACATCTTCTTACGCCAGTCACTCACCACATCCTTACGAGGAGTAAAGTTTCTAGTAGAACGAATCGCATCATCCATCTGCTTGTCCTTAATCTGATGGACACACTGAGATACGCTACTAATCACATTCAGTGCTTCATTGCTAGTAGCACGAGCTTCCTCAATCTGTTCACTAAGATTTTTACGGGTGGAATCGAGTTCACTCTGAAGATTCTTCATACTATCAAACAGAGCGTGAAGTCTTACATCAATAAACTCCTTGCTCAATGCAGCATCCATTTTAGGAGTAGCCAGAACAGAATCACCACGCATTAGAGATTCCATAATATCCCAGCAGAAATCCATAAACGCATCTGCCTTCGGCTGACGAGACAGACGACAGATTTCCATAACACCACGCAAACTGTAACAAATAATTTCACGCTCTTTCGTGATTCCACCTTCAACTGTCGTCAAATTGACGACAGTTGATAAGGAGTCAAGACGGTCTGCATTACGCTCATGAATCTTTGCAATATATTTCCGAGGTTCTTTACATTCCAGTGCTCGCCCAATCTGTTCACGGGTCATATAATACTGATGTTTATCATTCTGGTACACATCCACATTCAGTGCACCAAAGGGCTTAGAGGTTATAACGGTCATAGGATTGTTAGTAGCCATTTTGTTTTACTCCTTTTTCATTCATTTAATAACGTATGTACGTTGTTATTTTGTTACTGATTTTTCATAGAAGAACTGTTTTATCAAGCCGTTTCTTTTTCCATGTACTTCAGAGCGTTGGCAAGATATCTGAATTCTTTACTCTTGTGCATTCCATCAAACCATTGAGCAACATACCAGTTACCAAGACAATCACATCGACACTTCAATTTGCCAAACCTGAACTCCGGTCGTACCGTTGGCATCTTACTCAGCCTATTCCACAGGTTCAAAGCCTCTTCCCTGCTCATTGGAAATGATATCCAAGGCTTGTGACCATCTGTAAATTCAAGTTTTAAAACCATATCGTCACCTCAAAACTGATACTTCCAGAACAACTTTGCATTACCGGTGATAGTCTGCAAATAGCTGATATATTCATTAAAGGAGCATACGCCCTTCATTTTCATCTTACGTGCTCCCACAGCTCGTGCAGCCACCTTCGGATCATAATCAACAGCGTCAATAAATGCACTGTCAATCATCTTCTGCTCAAACATTTCGATTTCGTTAGTATCCATTTTTAAATCTCCTTAATCACCAATGCGTATTCACCGATTCGGTTTACAAACTCTCTGCCGTATGTCTTGTACAGTTCATACATACAGCCCAAATCACTCCCACGAAACACTCCAACAATTTCAATTCCCTGATTGTAAAGCAGTTTTGCCAAGCGAGTAGCCACATAATGCGAATCCTTATTTGTTGCAGCCAAATAAAGATCATCCATTTCTTCTGTAATAACATCGCTCGCATCAATAGCTTCAATAAACTCACCATCACTGTCGTAAAATTTTAAATATTCTTCTTCGTTGCAGTTATTTGCTTTAAAGAGCCCATAGTCGTTTTCGATTTCAAGTTTGATTTTCATTTTAATTCTCCTTACTCAAAATCCCACCATGCGTTAATAGACGTATTCGGAACATAAACCTCAAGCATATGATGGCCGTCACGAATCCATTCAGGTTCATAGCCTTCATCTCGCAGTTCTTTCATCAGGCTCTCGAAATCATTATTAACAGACTCTACCGCAGCTTCCATTGTTTTGTGTTCTACACGGTAAGGCCCATTACACATCGTATCATCATAAACAACCGTAATCATTTTTTAAAACCTCGATTTTATTAAAGTTTAATGCCTAACATATCGAAAAGACATTTAATAGTTCTAATCATATCATCAATATTGTTCACGGTATCGCCCCATGCACCACCACAAAGTCTTTCATTAAGTTCTTTGTCGTATGCTTCGCAAACGTGCCACCATTTGTTGTCGTCATATTCGTAATGGATATCAACATCGATATCGGGATATTTACCCACATGATATGTAACCTGCTGCTTATCATTAAAATCATCAGGTTTTTTCCCAACACCGTCCCAACCTGACGGGTTCATTGTACTGACGAAATCTTCTGCAATCTCACGTGCCGTCATAAGTTAATGTCCTCCAAAATAAAAGCTTTTTCTGAATCAAAAGGTTTTAGTAACTCATATTTGTTGGTTTCTTTATTAAAAATCCCAACTCTCACACCTTCTCTTAACCAATATGAAAGTGTATCAAGAGCTTCCTTAACTTCATCCACTGAATGATCCCATCCGCAATTTTGGATAATCATAACTCTCACTCCCTTAATTCCTCATTATATTATTATCTTATCTTCATTAAGTGTTTCGGTTTCATACGTTGCATAGACAAGCTCTGTCGGCTTGCTGTAACACGTTTTCATCCAGTCAAGTTCTGCATCACGCAGCTCTTTTGTGGGATAGACTTCATGCCCTCTATATGTATCGCCGTACATAAAGTGTCTGACAGAGTATTCAAGATGGTAATACATTATCGTTTTTTCAACTCCTCACACACTTTTGCAATGATAGCCAAACCTGTACGCCGAAAATCTGCATTGTAAGGATTTTGTGCTTGAACATCTAAATGGTACAGCAAATTTTCCAAATCAGAGCTATATTCAACGCCTGCTGTTTTACAAAGGACCTCGGCCATCGCTTGAGTGTCATATTTCATAATAAAACTCTCCTTTTACATTTTGTTAGAAATATCAAATGCTTTCCATCTGAAACTAAATTCATCCGTCCAAACCTGTGCTTCGAGTTCGTCACTATCATAATAAGCCAGAACATTAGGAAGGTCAGAATACATTGCATAGCATTCTTTCGAATCATCCACGATATATTTCATAGCTTCTTTTTCGTTTTGAAAAAACTCAGGCTCAAAAATTTCACCTTCAGAACCACATTCGATAACACACCACATATTTACACCTCACTAAAATTTGCATTAAAAAGAATCTCATTACCATATTCAGTAAGAGTATCCTTGAACCAATTTTCATTCTTTTCCCACCACAATTCAGCCTGCTGCTGGCTCAATACAATACCCTTTCTTTTCGCTGTATCAATAACGTCATCGATGCACCAACGAGTTTCAGCATAATAATATCGAGCATCGCAATCATCTTCGTCAAATGCTTCCATCTCTGTAAGTTCGGTGGATGGATGCTGCCAATCACAATTGTAAAACACTCGTTTTGCCTTTTTTTCATCACCTTCACAGATATCAATAATATCCTGTGCAGTGTAAAAGTTCGTATATGCGTCTGCAAGTTCTTGCAAAGTCATTTTATGGTCATAGGCAACACCATTCATATCGAGATCAGGAATATAAATAACGCTGTTATAACAGTCCTCTTCAGGAAAGCAATCCGCTTTAAATATCGTACACTCTTGCCCATCACTCATATCAAGCAATTCATCAAGAATAGCGCCGTTCTTCAGGAGATTATAAAGTTCGTCTTTTGTGTAAGTTTTCATGATATTTTCCTCTTAAATTTTACACACTCACATTCTCGTAAACCCAGCCAACGCCTTTACTATGGAACTCATCTACCCAATGAAACCATTCATCCTGTGCGAAATTGCCAACTGGAAAGCCTCTCCACTTCTGATCAAGAACTAATTCTCCACGTTCGTTTTCAACCCATGCAAAATCAGTGTTCTCCTTCCAAAGACGTTCAACAAATTTGTCGCAATCATCTTTATTTTCTCTTAGTTTTAACATCCATTGTGCAGTAAGATATGTACTATCAAAAGACTCTGCGACAGCACATGGACAGTTTTTACAAGATTTCTCAATGCATGACCAACAAGGCCCACCGTTGTAACTCATACTTTAAACCTCATAACTTTCTTCCAGACAATCAATCAAATCTGCTACATACTCACCGATCTGATCGCAATCTACATTTTTGTATTCAGCACCAGAATTTCCATTATCACTGATATAGACGTTAAACAAACCACTTCCAACACGTTCAATATCAATGTCAATATTCATTTTCATACATTCGCACCTCATAAAAGATATTTTCGTCCGAAGATTCAAATAATATTATATTTTACAAACCAAATATTCAACTCATCTTCCGACATCGAATCGATTGCAATATCCACTCGGCGTTCAATAACATCATCATCCTCGTCTTCGTTCAGTTTGTAGCCAATAAAGTTTTCAATAGTATCAAGCCCATCCATAAAAAGCTCACGCTTCAGATACTTGATTCTTTCCATCATATTGTTGTCCATAATATTTTTCTCCTAAATTTCAACATTTATCAAAGTTATAAGTGACCGTTACAACCTTCTCTGCATCACCAATACGGCACCGATCTTCCTTCAATGCCTTTTCAAGACCACAAGCAGCGCTGTACACAATACCGTTTTCAAGTACATCGGAACCGATAAATCCAAATGCTCTGTCAATCTCCTTCCATTCTCCGTGATCTTCTCGATAAAGCGTATAGCCATAATTCTCACCGGAAAGATAATCGCTGTAAATCTCAACCTCATCACGCATGATTCGCTCTTCTTTATTTTTGGTATTATCCGAACCATCCGTAATAGCGGTTACAATCCAACCAACCTTGCTGTCGTCCCATGAACCTCTGAACCGTGTATCACAATCCATAGACAGACCAGAATGGTCATGCAACCAAAGAGGAAGCCATGCAATGTGTTTATCAAGAAGAATCTGACAATCACGAATAGAAAAATCACCACGAGCATACGTCGCAATTTCATTGTATTTCAAATTGGTATACCAAGGATTGGCTTGATCTTCACGACAACAAATCGCATAACGAGTTTCTTCAATACTACTGTTATCGTTGTCAATAACCACACAGGATTCTTCTAGTTTTATGTCAATCAAGGCATTGATAATTTCTTCATCGGAGCAATACTTGCAAACCAGGTTATTCCAAAACTCTTCCGGTGTTTTCGCATCAATCTTATCACCCAGATTGTATCGAGAATGAAAACAAGCCATTACAGAATCATGGTCATCCCACCAGCGAGGATTATTGTCTGCAACGTCATCGTGCTGAATATGTAAGCAGTACAGATCGTCGCCGTAAGTCCACTTTATGATTTCATTATCATAGCAATACAGTTTTTCCATATCTAAAATCTCCCTTTTATAAGCACCCGTTTGCAGTAATAATCAACAACGGTTCAAGATCATCAACTTCATTATTCCAAATTTCAAGCCAATCGTAAGATTCTCCGTTGCAAGCTCGTAATTTGTTGCTTTTCAGAACAGACATCAAACCCATACCTGTTGCTTCAACATATTTCAGATCTTTATTTCTGAAGAGTTCATCATAATAGCCTCCATCCTTTTCGTAAGCGAGAAGCACATACATTTTACTCACCTCTTATGCACTTGCCTTTTCTTCAAATTCATTCCATTCTTTCCAGAGTTCGTTTACCTCTGTCTCGTTTTTGTACGGTGCGAACTCAACATAATAGTTGCTTGTCCACTCATTCAGGTAGTGTTCATAGATAGCTGCAACACCACGCTTTGTTTCAACGACAAAACTATCAACCAAAACACCCTCAACGTAAGCACCAGTGTATTGTGCTTTATTCTGGTGCATCCAACGGCCAAGAGCACCTGCGTTAAGATAAAACCGTGTCATAATTCATTCTCCTTTACTCTGTAATCATCATAGCGAGAACCGGTTCACCGGAATCTTTCAGCTGAAGTTCCAGAATGTCGCCGTCATCTACAATCTCACACTTGCTTAGATAATCCTGAAGGAAGAACATCTGACATTCCTGCCAAAAGATTTCTTTCGGATCTTCATTCTCACCTACAAACACATTCTTGTGATGAAAAGATTCATTCCAAACCCAACCTTCACCATCAAAACAAGCGTGAACTTCCCTCAGATCCCACATAATCTTCACTCCTTAAAACTCCATTGTTTCTCAGTTCTTTTACAAGTGCTTCTTCGATGTTCTCTTTTTCATTCTCCGAAATATTAAGAGAATAAAAAGCACGAATCGAATTGTATAACGGCCTACACCTGTACATAACATCAAGATAACACCTATCACTTGTGTTAAACATCAAGGCGTAACCTGTTCCATCTTCTTCGTGGTAATTATTTATTATTAAATCCCACATAATCAGTCCTCCCCAAAAATATGACGCTTGTTAAGGTCATCACGGATAATATCCTCAATTTTATTTTTGGTATTATCATCAAGTTCTCCGTAAGGAGCATTATCAAGATAATAGAAGTAAATTTCATCTCCAAGATCCTTGTACATGACACTCACATAAAACCCAGCTGAAATTCCATTCAGTAAAGCATATCCAATACCGTATACTTCTGAATAATTGTTACCCATTAAATCCCACATAGTTAATCCTCCAAAGTTTTAGAATGTCTTAAAATAATAATTTCTTTCATTTCTTCTTTATCTTTTGCGGTAGGAAGAACAAAAAAGAAAGAATACTCTGGATAATAAAAAGAAATATAAAAACTAAATACCATATACATGATTGTGAAGTAATGACCTGTTTGTTTATTCTTGAACTTTGCTCTTCCGATTTTATATTCTTCAGTGTATTCATCTTTAATTAAATCCCACATAGTTAATCCTCCCAAAAGTTGAGTTTCTTTTTGATTGTCATCTCAATTTCGTTTTTATCACCGTCAGATAGAATCTTATTATCGTACTCGGAATAGCAAAACATAACGCTACGGCCATTATATTTATACATAACCATTGCTGTTTTTAATTGTTTGTCACGAAAAAAGGTTGCGCACCCAATTCCATATTTTTTAGAATATTCATTTTCAACTAAATCCCACATTTTACACACTCCCAACATTCTTGAATCCATAAAGGCTATAACCTTTATATTTGAAATACCGCATCGCTTTGTTAATCTGGGAAGAACTTGCTGTCGAATGGCTTTTTAGGTATGTATTCTTGTATTCACACAGCTTCTTATACTCGTCACTTTCACGATGGGCTTTTAGTTTCTCACAATGATCGTGGCAACCAGGATAACGATCAGGTGCCACACAGTAACGGCAAGGATCAGTCAATTTCTGCCACCTCATCAATCCATTCTTTAATTTCCTTCCACGAATCAAAATACATCGGAAGACTACTCAAATTAGAACAAATACGAATATCACCATCAGAACTTTCAAGTTCATCAATCCAATATCCATTACGTTCCAACTTTTGTTTAATCTTTCCTACTCTATCAAGAGAGCTAAATACTTCTTCGATACAGTTGCTCCACGCATCGTTTTCAGGTACATCACAATCAAAATTTTCATTAAAGCACTCTGCTAATTCTTCTGCATACTCAATCGCTTCATCGTAGGAATAACCATATTTTGCTTCAATCAAATCAATATTAAGTTCAATCTGATTTTTTGCATCGCTGATACGATACTGAAATTCTCTATAACGGTATGCCGCCTCAATCTGTTCAGGCGTCATCTTCCAGGACTTTCCATTCCAGCTGGTCACAATAATCTTATTTTCGCTATTCATACTGCAAACTCCTTTTCTCTTGTAAACTTAATCACCAGCGCATTCACGTTAGCTGCTTCCATCGTTGACTGCTTTGCGTCTTCGTGATTGCCAGCTCTAAGAAACGAAACACTCTGATCCATCAGCTTACGCCGATAGAAAGAAAGAGCTGCGAGAACGATATTCTTTTCAGTGTTGGTCATGTTCTTTTTCCTCCTGCTCACGTTCCTTGTGAAATTTTCGCACTTCTTCCCAAAAATCAAACGGATCAGAATTGTGATAAACAAGCTCCATGTATTCTTTTCTACTGTTAAAATGGTTTATGTTAGTATCCATTTTTATCACCTCAATCTTCATCGTTCAGATTCTGACAAAAACTCACGATAAAACTCCAAGTATTCCAAGCGTTCGGAAAGTTCTTGTTCATATAACCTATCATAATATTGGTCTAAATATTCCTGTTCATAATCTCGAATTTCATTTTCGAGTCTTTGTTTTTCTTCAAAGAAATCATCTATTCCTTCTTCGATAGGATTATCTCTTTGTACTTTCATATTTCCCCTCGTCAATCATTGTAAAATATCTGTTTTAGCAGTTTTTGAAATCCAAATCTCTTACAAAATTCACAATAGGGTCTCGGAAAACAACGCTCTTAATACAAAGAGACTCCAAATCATACTGACCTTTACAATTTCCGTAAAAGATAAGTCCATGACCGATTTCATCAAACCATTTTTGAGCCTTATCAATAGAATAAAAGTGCTGTGCGCCATCAACGGATTCAGTAAAAAATGTGTACCCACACTCACCAAATTGAACATACTCCCAACGATTAAGAGTGTTTCCTTCGTAGTCGAATAAATGCTTTACGGCAATAACATATACAGTTTTCATATTTTCATCTCCTATAAAAGCATGATTTTAAGCCGTTTTGTAATTCGCACAGTTATTCAAAAACCGCAACACTTCATCTGGTGAAAGATACCCAGCAACATCATCACAGGTGTCGTAGAGCTTATTTGTAACCCATTCGCCACTTTCATCCCATGCGGCCACTTCTGCTGTATTAGAACTTGCTCCTTTTGAGAAAGAGAAGTCTTTGCTAAAATGGTTATCGCAGTAATTTCCAGTTCCCCACTGGACGCTTGCAGTAATACCATTCGCAAAAGTCATATTGAATCCTTTATTTAAGGTCGAATTAAATTTCTTCATGTCAAACACTCCTTTTAATGCCAAAAATCGTATCCACCAATCCAGATAGACAAATTATAAATATAATCACCACAACGAACACATTTGTCATGTTTTCCCCAAAGTCCAGCTTTCTTCATTCCACGAACGCTACCCGTATAATGAATTGATGGATGTGCGTCCCTTGAAAACTTTTTTGCACTCAAATATTTCATATCAAATACTCCTTTTAATGTTTTCATGCTTTCGCATTCTGGTAGCGGTTATGTCTGCCCTAGTACCGCCAATCACCTAGCATAATAACGTATTATTTTAATTTTCCTTTCAAATATAACTCCTGCTTATAATGCCTATGCTCTTTCATAATTTTGTTTCGTTCTTCTAATGACGGTTTATAATCTTTCCAGTGACTCTTGATGTGATCATCGTTTTTCTTTTTGGATTCTGGATTAACTATAAGCAAAATAGATTTCTTACTCACGTTATATTCTTTCGCCAAATCCATTAAGCTAAATAATCCAGTAGAATATTTTTTTCGGATTTCTTCTTTCATTACAGATGTAATCTTTACTCTTCTATCTTGTTGTTCTGAAAGTTTTATTTTTTCAGATTTATAAGGCATTATGACACCCACTCCTGACTTCTTATATAATCCTTAATAGATGGATTGTATTCATTACGATCAATGTATTGACACAGGACACGCTGCACATCACGGTTATCACCGTAATCCATCGCTAACGAAATATCTTCACCGTGAGTTCCAACACCCAGGCGTTCATACTTTCTAACTTCAAGATAAAAGTCATGTGCGCTGTAGTGTCTGCCATCCCGGCGATCAAGAATGCTATCAATAATCAAAATATTCACCTCTTAACCAAAAATAAAAATGGCTAACGTTCTTGAAGTCACAGCATAATAAACACCGGTTTCATGACCTCTTAACAACATTCCGTTACAACCATAAACACCGGAAGAATATCCAACTTGAGAAAGAAACCCTTCTTTTTTGATAATTCTTTCATAATCTTCGTTGTTTGCACGAGTAACATCCTCTGCCATTCCAAGGGCAACCATATTCTTCAGTTCTTTCTGAGTGTACTTACGCATTTTCTTCCATCTCCTTTACAGTCTCATCGTCCCAATGGAATCCACGCTTTTCATAAAGCGGAATCCAATGAGCTTCAAAAAAATCGTAGCCACAACCATCAATGCCAAAAATGTAACCGTAATCTTCTTGCTCGTAGATGCGGAATCCGCAATCTGCCATTTCCTGAAGATGATTTTCGAGCCACCAGTTATCACACGGGTCATTAAACTGCCACATCGTTCCCCACATCGGAAGGAAGCCGTCACGCTCGACTTCAAAATCATCTTCTCTAACATCAACTTCCTCGCCAGTGCCATCGAGACAAATTTTGTAAGTGTTGTCATCTTCGTTGTAGCTCTGAATCTCACCATCTTCGCCATAGTGATCACCGCTAAAGATATAGACACGATCACAACAAGACGGCGGCGTGATTTCAGTAATACCTTCGCCATCCTCTTCCAAATCGACCTTGGCGAGCTTTTCAATAACGCTCTGAGGAATCGCATTAAACTCCTGAACCCATGCGTAAGCTGCATCCTTCTTAGTTTTGTACATAGCCATAGCAGTTGACTCTCCTTTTCTTGCGTATCCTGTGTTATATAGCTATATGGTAAAAATAAAAGCCCTATGACGGACTGCCCTTTCTAGCTATAGAATACAGGATACTGCCGATTTTGTCAAGCACTAAAATGTAGATTTTATTAACGTCACATTTTAGCGCGTTGATACGTTTTATTTCTGCGAACATTTTGTGAACATCAATCAACATTCACTTCATCAGGCCGTGCCCACAAGACATCCTCGATGATGTCATCATGAATTGTTTCTGTTCCATTGCTGTTCATAACCATGGTCACTTTCTGACCATCTGACGGGGTTTCTTCCATGCTTGCGTAAGAATACAGCCATTCTTCGCCGTTCTCATCAACCACATGAATTGTCTTGATCCCGTTGCGAAACACCTCGATTTCATCCACACGGCCAGCCAGCACATAACGATCGTTCAGGCCGGTTTTCATAGGTCCTGCTGCATTAGCAGTCATACAATTTGCCAAAATGGAAACACCAGCCACAATAGTAGCCAGAATAACAGACAGCTTATTCTGAGTAAGTTTCATTTTTTGTACTCTCCTTTTCTTATCAGTGACCCCAACGGCATACAACAACACCGTTGATCCAGATGGAAACGTTTGCACCCTGCCGATACCACTCGACAGCTTCACGATGGATATTGGTGACAACACCGGTTTCCTCATTCATAAAATACTGACCTTTTTTCATTGTCGTTTCTCCTTTACACTCTTAAACACTCATCGAGATAGATTCTCTGCCCAAAACACCTTACATAAAAGCGGCCAGAGGCAGACTCGTGAATCTTCAAATGATGGTAACTATGGCATTTTTCGTTTTCAATAAGCACACCAGACTGTGCATAAATATAGTCATCAATGCCGTATTCGATATCACCATGGATTTGGAATCCACCACATCTGCCATAACTGCTATCATAAGCGGTTACCGGATGACTCTGACAATACTGTTTTGCGGTCATATCTTTACCTCACATCTTACCAAAAGAGAGAAACATCAAACTTCTTATTGATATAATCAAGAAGCGCATTAGAGATTCCGCAAATCAGATCATCTTTGTCACCACGGCCCTCATCCATTTTCCGTTCTTCGTTCTGATTATAGACCTCTTCCCAATGGTTCTCGATGAAATCATTAAGATCATTATCACTGATTTTCACACCAGAACGAAATTCAATGAAAGGAGCATAGCACATAATGGTGTCGTTCCATTCTGCCGTAATCATCCCGGTCATATACTTTTTGGTTTCAATCTTTTTGCCTTCAGACATCTCACAAGTGAACATACTCTCACCTTCCTAAAACATATCTTTTATTTCTGAATGATCTCAACATCATCAAAGCCGTGCCAATTGTAATCAACAATGGCCTTCGCTTCCTCAAAGTCACGGCTCAACTTGATGATTTTGTTTGCATCCGTAATATAACGATTGTGATTTTCTGCCGTGGTGATATACCACATTCCAAGCGATTCGTACATGACATACTTTTTCATGCTTTTCATTCTCCTTTACCAAAGATTCTCACAAGCAAGGATTCCACCCTTTTCATAGGGTAATCGTCTGACGCAATCCCTATGAGGGCAATCAAGCTTTTCGCAATACTTGCAATTTGCATTATTGCGCTCCTGCTCTGCAAAGAATTTCTTTGCGGATTTCAGGTCACAAAAATAATGACCCTGATCCCATGTGTAGGAATCCGGGTCAAAATGCCACGCCACAATGTATGGCTGATAGTGATTCTTCTTGTAAAACAGTGCCGTGTAAGCATTGCCCACTTCCAGGATATCAATATCTTCTCTGTTCATTACAGTTCTCCTTTTAGATCTTGTAATCGAGGTCATCTGCCATCGGTTCTTCTGGTTCTCCATCCATGCTGTTGCTGGATGAAGTGTAAAGTTTGTCATGCCGTTCTTGCGGCATTTCACCGGGTTCTGTGTATTTCCATACTGTGCCGAACTTATCGATAAATACTTCACGGTGAAAGTCATCCGTTCCAATGAATCGTAAGCTCTTTACATTACGAAACATTAGTTCAACCACCCTTTCCATTCTGCCACGCCAATAGCAATGGCACAAATTACGAAAGCCCACATCATAGGTGCAACGCACTCTGCATGATAAGCAGAATAGCCGAATAACATGAGAAGCGATTTCATAACAAGACTTCCTTTCTGCCAGGATAAACCAGGCTTTGCAAATTCATTTTTTACAACGCTATTGCGTACCCTATTGGGCTGGTAGTGGGATCTTTCTTCCCCGTGCCCACTAACTTCACGGCATTTTTCATTCAGTAGCTGCATTTTGAGTTTCTTTCGCATTCACTCATGTTTTCAAACCACTGATTCGGAAAACATGAGTCATCAAGCGGAAACACATCGAGAATATCAGGGGCTCCAAATCGTGTGCCCCAACGATTTTCTTGCCAATAACGTTCAAGCAACGCTTGACGCTCTTCTTCTGACATCGGCTTATAGATTGCTACAAACCGATTTCCATCTGTATCTGCCAGATAAATCATAGAAACGAAATTGATATCGTTTTTCATTGTTAAAAGTCCTCTTTTATGTGATTTTCTGACGTGTTTGATTTCACTGTTCACCAGTCTGAATACCGGTGATGATCTCGCCTTCTGCCTTCAATTTGGCAAGAACAGCGTCCAGACCACCCAGGGTATTCACTTCCTCTTCCGTGTAGAGGACGTAACGGCCACCAAAATTGGGGTCCTTATCCTCTTCACAGGCAACAAAGATTGCGTATTCTTTCATTGTGTTCTCCTTTTTTGTTTTCATTTTACATATTCTGCAAATTATTTGCATAATTATACAAAACAAGGCATAAAGAAAACGCCTTGCGATAAATTCACAAGACGTTGTTGCCAGAGTTATAGGGTTTATTAGTTGGATTCTGCCGGGGAAACAATCAATTCACCATTGACAATTTTTTTAACAAGCTGAGACACGTTTATACATCCATAAAGAGGAAGAATTTCAGTTTCCAGCTTTTCACCCTCTGCCGGAGTAAGAACACAAGCCTTTTGCCACTTATAAGATTTATTTCGCGCTTTCATAGCGGCAACAAGCTCTTCTCTGCTCATATTGTCGTACTTGCTTGCCATAGTCGCACCACCTTTTGATGCAATTATAGCAAACTTTTCACTCTTACGCAAGTTCTGACCACTTGAAACAGTTGCTGACATGATTCACCTTGCCTTTCTACCAGAAGGTACAGGGAAAACAGGCTCAAGAGGACGCATATCACCACGGATTTTTCCAGCACCGCTGCCGTCCATGTATTCTGCGATCTTACCATAGACCTTCTGAGGCCGTCTGTTCATCTCGATTGTTTTCCCATAGATCAAACTAGAGGCATTGTTGTACTCTGCCGTAAAGGAATCATTGCGAGTGCGGAAAGCCTTAGTGTGTTTTGCTGCCTTCTTGCTCTTGCGATTTGCACTAGCAGACCCAGTTCCAGCAAAACGTGCTGCATAGCGTCCAGCCTTCTTGCGCTCTGATTTCACTGCCATATCAAAATGCACAGTCTCAGGATTTACGCCAATAGGTTCACTTCTGATGAAGTCAACGACAGTCTGATTGTAAGTCTTCTCCCACGGAACCAAACCTTTACCGGAACGCCAAACCATGCCGATCTGATTCACTCTGACGACTGCGATAAAGCGCAATCCCTCTGCGGTCTGACCATAGTATGCACCAGACGGCACAGAATGACCGTCAAACTTAATCTGACGGTCTGCGTAGTTCTTGCACAGAAACTTTTGCATAGTATTCCCTTCTTTCGATTGATAGTTACGGCATTTCTGCCGTGTTGGTAGTGGTTACATCTTCCCTAGTACCACTAATCGCCTAGCATTTATGTAGAGCTCTTGCGTGTTCACGATGGTTGCGTGGTTTAATTACAGGGTTTCTTCTGCGCTGAAGTCGTTGGTGAAGTCCTTGCTCTGAAGGTCTGCCAGTTTAGTCTGAGCAGATTCCAGGCTCTTCTTAACGTCTGCCAAATCCTTTTCCATGCCCTGAACAGCCTTCATCTTCTTTTCCAGGGTTTTTGCGTTGGTGTCCTTCTTGCTCTTGAGAGAATCAAGTTCCTTCTTTGCAGAGGACAGCACTTCCTCTGCATTCTCAACACTCTTAGTAAGGCGCACAACCTTAGAGGACAGCTTGCGGACGCTTGCACGGCGGTCACGCTCTGCCATAGAGAGCATAGCAACACCGCTTGCGTTGGCGCTAAACCATGCTTCAACCCACTTGACAAACTTGGTCTGAGATTCTGCTTCCGTGTCGTAGCCGTGGCCTGCTGTGGTAGCGGTGAATGCACGCACCTTGCCCACGCTCTGCTCAATGAACTGCTCAACAGTGAAGGTTGCAAAGACATCATTGACTTTGAAGGTATCGCCCATGATAGCGGTGGTAAGGCTCGTCAGATCGTTGAAGTAGAAGGTCTTAATCTTCTGAACAGAGTCTGCGTCTGCGGCATAGCGTGCCAGCAAATCAGCATCCAGATAGACAGCACGGACGGCCTTGCAATAGGTCTCGTACTGCTCTGCTGTGATACCCTTCAGGCAGTCTCTGCCCAGGGCCTTCTCAGAGGTGTTGACTTCCTTGCCGCCCTTCTTGAAAAGGGCAACAGCTGCACCGGTGGTGCGGTTCTTCTCTGCGGCTGCGGTAGCGTTGAAGTTGATAGCGGACAGAATGGTAGTAGTAGACATAGTATTTTTCTCCTTTATGTGTTATAATGTGTGTACGGACTTCTTGCTATTATGAGCAAGCCAAGTGCTACAGACAAAATTCCAGGTTCTGCCTGTAGCCTATGGTTCGCCCACGATGGGCAAATATGTATACTGTAAAGCATGGTTTACCCTCTGTCTGCCAAAAACAGCCCTTCAACCATGCTTGCTATTATTCAATTGTCACGGAAAATTGTATATTTTTGCTATTATCTGCGACAAGTCCAAACTTTTGAAGTCCAAACAAAAAGCGCCAAACTTTTGAAGTCCAACGCCGTCTAATTGCATACCTTTGCAAAAATATTCTGTTTTCTCAATCATACAAGATTGCATTGTACCGCCTAAAAGTAACAAACTGATAGCTTGCGTTTGAAACGTTGCCAAAACTTGCGTTTTGGATTCTTTCAAAACGGTTATATTGTTTTTATCCTTCCAGCGCATTTTGTCAATCTGGAATCGGTTTCGACCTGTTTTGCAAGGTAAACCACTTGAACAAATACGGATTCCGACCGCCTTGCCCGCCGTGCCATTTGCTCAACCGTTCGACTGATTAAAGGGTTGATTTTGTGTGTACACGTTCAAACCGCCATACTCTCGACCCGTCTGTTAAACGTGGTATCATGCTTGAGCGCCGTTCCGTACTGTTTGCTTTTGCACTTCCTTCCGTTCGGGGAACGACCGCTTGTCATTTGGCGATTTGTCGGGGAACTTTCTCGCACCTTCCGACCGTGCGTCCCTTCAAGCCTTCCGGCCTTCCGGTGCCTATACTTTACCACGTTCCGCTATGGTTGAACATATACTTTTGTTGCAAACACATGGACAAAACACGCAAGAATTATAGATTTTTAAAAAATAGCGATATATCGTTAAAAATTATATTTTGGCAAGTAGTGGGCTTTTTGGCCGGAATAAGGATAAAATATAATATATAATACCTTATATGGGAAAATGGGATGCTTTAGCATGGTAAAGTGTTAAAGTATTAAAGCAAAGTAATTGATCTGGGCAGAATGAATATTTTAGTATGGTAAAGTGATAAAGTGGTAGAGTATTTCAAATTTGAACAATCGAACGTTTGAAAATGCAACTAATTTGCAAATTCAATTCCAGCAAAAATCAGCATTATAAACATACCGGAAAAGTAGGAATAGTTCCCGGCCTGGAAAGTGCCAAAACAGGCACTTTATTCAATTAAAGCAAATACCGCTTTTTGCACAAAAGCGGCTTTTCCCCATGGGGGGATACTTTTCATTTTTGAGGCATTCCAGGCAGCAGGCCGAGATCCCAGTACATCTTTCTTGTTCATAATCACCAATTATGAATTTCATTTTCTCTTATTCTATATACATTCTGCACAACAATTTCCACAAAAATACCAATCTCTTTCAATCACCACAACCTCTCTCCTATCAACTCAATTTAACCATTTAACTCTTCCTCACCATGGGCATACTTTTCCCTGACAAAATCATCTTAAAAATATACCCCTATACCCTCTCCTGCACATACTCACAAATCACTCATTTTCCACTCAAAATACCTAAAAATGGCTTAAAATCGCTATTTTTTAATCGGTAGCTCATTCGGTAACTAGCTAGAATTTAACGAATTTGCGTTATATTTTGGCTAGTTTTTCTTTTTATTTGTACCTTTTTACCCCTTATTTTGTTCTTTTTAAACCAATAATGTCTGAAAAACCTAGGATTCATGCGGGTTTTCCCGATGTGTACCCAAAATGTACCGAAAATGACCATTCTTCGGAGCATAAAGTACCTATTTGTACCCATCTATACTCCCCTATCACCATAAATAGACTGATCTGGCATCTGAGTAGCACTCTCAGAGATTCCAGAAATCTCTAAGGAGCATGATTGTAGCCTCTGGCAGCTTACACAGAACATATAGAGCATCTGGATATTCTTCATAGAGAGTAACACTCTCAGAAACATACCTTATTATAATAGGCGCTAGAAATATTAGTATCCTGTATTATGTAGCTATTGAATTTTTGGCAATCTCATGGTATAATGAGTGTAGATAGCTATACAATACAGGATACGGCAAAGGAGTTAGTGATGGGATGATTGTGATGAATGTTTATAGTAGTCTTCCAGACAGGGCGTGGAGAGGGATCTCGCGTCTGCGGACGCTCGTAGGTTTACTCAAATTGAATCTATGTCGCTTACGCTCCATAGCTTCAAGTCGAGTAAACCATTAAGAGATATTTTGTGATAGTTGTACTTGGACTGACGACTATGTATCTTCATACATATATATAATACAGACTCGTCAATCCAACTAAATTGAGTAGGAGGTTATATGGACAAGAAAAAATACGAGGTTACATCGGAGATAGCAGGCAAATTGAATGATGGTCAGATTTTTTCTAATTTTTTAGAACTGTCTACTTATCTTAATGTGTTTGGCAAAAATGGAAAGCCATTAGATGGAACTAGCAAAAAACACTTTCTTGAAGAGCTGAATCGTTTCGTTGAGTTTAAAAAGGAAGGAAAACGCTTTGTTATTGTAAAGATTCGTCCAGACAATGAGGTACTTCCTCCTCTACCGACAAGAAACAAAGGAAAGTTCTCCTTGCGTCTGCAGAACCAGATTGCTTACCACCTGCTTAGAGAATGTGACGGAAGTAGTTGGATGGAGTTCTTTTGGACACCTGCCGCAATATTACGAGCGTGTGGAATGGCTAATAAGAATTTTTATCAATATCCAGAGGATTTACATGGCGAGGATACCTTTTGGGCTGAGATAGTTGGTACACCATTAGAAAGTATTGCTCGTGAGCAAATGGATGAATTTAGAGAGAATTTAGCAGCGGATGCTGAGACGTTTCAGCAATGTACTAAATCTACAATGGTTGGGTACATTGAGTCTGCGCTTAAATCTATGGCGAAAAACAAGGAAATATTCTTTGAAGACTGCCCTGCTGTGTTTATAAACCATGACCCAGAAGAGTACCATATCCCCTCTGAAGACCAAAAGGCTATTTATATGAAGATGTATACGAATGTGCTTCATGAGTTTTACACGTCATCTGGGCGAGTATGCCAGAGTGAGCAAGACGTATTTTTGACCGGACGACTTCATGAGTTCTATGAAGAGCTAGATAATAGATTCAAGGAAATTTTTACATATGACCTAGCACGACCAATGTACCATATTACGATTGAGCCGAACTCATTGAAGCGATCTGCGGCACGGACGGAATATAAATTGCAACAGCAAAGTTTTCACGAGATGAATGATGCTATGTGTGAGAATATTCCAACGCTTTCTACCGTCAGAAGAGGTAGAGCGGTGTTGGAAGAAAATCCAGAATATTATAATGATGCTTCTCAACCACCGTTTCGCTTTGTGCATAGACAGTTAAGTGATGAGGTTCTTCAGCTCTTTATAGATGGAATGATTCGTGTTCCTGCGAATTCTGGAATTCCTCGTGCTGGATTTAAATGGTATGGTTCTTACAAGAGATAAGGAGTCTTTATGGAAAATAAACGTTACGAGATTACAAAAGAAATGGTGGATCGTCTTCGTGTTGGACAGACATTTGATGGCTATCGTGATATTGCGGTATATCTTGGCCTGACGACTCCTGGTGGTAGATTGTACGGAAAAGAAGCAAGATATAATTTCTTTTTAGATCTTAATAAATATGTTGATTTTCAATCCATTCATGGAACTCCGTGGGGTATGAAGGTCGTATATATTCGAGATTTTGATAAAACAAATGAGTTATATAACAGCCATAACCCAATAGAACTTCCTTGTTATGATGTATTTCAACGAGTAATTGCATATCAACTTATGGACATTTATGTTGATAACAAGAAATCTAACGATGATGTTATTGATGTATTTTGGACGCTTCAAGGAATGATGATGGATTGTAACTTAAAGACATATGGTTTTATGTGTGATATTCTTAATGGCGTCAATTATAAAGATACATCAACATTTAAGCATCATGTAAAGTCTATTGCAAAACAATATCTTGAGACGGCTTTAAAGCTTCTTGAAAAGAAAGGGATAATTAAGATTAAAAATGTTTTGATTGCTACAGGAAAGGCAGTTACAGAAGAAAATGGCGACGTAAGGTATAAAACTGTAAAGCTTTCAAAAGATGATGAAGATATGTATCATACTTTTGAAAACAAGCTATTGTCAGAATATAAAAACAAAGATGGTTCTGCTTGTAAAAATCAAGATGATATTTATAGCAGTGGAAACGCGAAATATTTTTATGAGCAGCTTAGCGATGTTTGCTACCGATATTTTGGATGTAGAAATATTTTTCCTGCTTATGGCATAGAGATTTGTCCAAAAATTGTAGAATACACAAATTTACTACTGACTCATTTCACATTAAAAGGTGATTTCATGCTTGTTAATAGTGATTTTTGTGATATTTTGAAGTGCAAAAGAATCGATTTGAAGAAATATGATTATCTAATTGAAGAAATGGTTCAATTATCTAAGAATGCGATTGATCATATTAAGATGGCAGGGTCTCCAAAATATAATAGCAACTATGGTTTGAATGTCTATAAGGAAGAAGGTTGAGTGCAATGAATTTTGATAACCCCTACTGGATTGATTTAAAGGTAACTTATGAGTTCTACCAAGCATCTGGACACTTGCCGGAGTTTCATAAGAAGCATATCTGCACAAAATGCCGGTACGAGATTCCATGTTTCACCACTTGTGATGAGGTGCGATGCAAGTGTCGAGATTTTAAGCCAAAGACTGTGCGAAAGGCTGACAGGTATTTACATATCAATGATTTCATGAATGATGTGGCTGTATTTGAGGCAAGCCGTGCAAAAGAATAAAAAAATAATTTTTAAGGATGGTCTAATATGACTTTGTTTGATGCAACTTATAAATGTCGTCTTTGTGGAGAGTTGTTTGTCGATTCAAGTACAGGAAATGAAAATTTGGTAACTGATGCAATTTTTGAATTATGGACAAAAGACAAATACTTTCCAAAAGGTTGCGGCATTGGCGTTCATAGATATGTAACGCATCATTGTCCTGATGGCAGTTGGGGAATGGCTGATTTTCAAGGATTTAAGAGAAAAGATTGTTAATAAAAGTTACACTCATGAAATCTTATTTATTTAAAATATATTCATACAAGAGGGAGAGACCAATGAAAATTCAATTGGGTAAGTACATTATAAAGAACTGCGACGAGCGGAATCTCGTTATTGTTGAGCAACGGCCAGCCGGTAAGAATCCAAAGACTGGTGAGATTGGCACAGGCGTAAAGGAGGTTACTGTCGGCTATTACCCAAACCTTGAATGGGCTTTACATAAGATTAAGGATTTAAATATTTCCGAAAGTGATGCTGATACAGTGGACGTTTTACTGGCAGAGCTTGAACAGATTGATGAGACGATTCGCCGGGTGACTGAGGAGGTTAAGTGATGGAGAAAGTTCTTTTACCTCGTGGGTATGGACGTTCATATGATGCTTGCAAATACGCAATTGAGCACGACTGTGATATTGTAGCACCAGATAGATTTAGTGTAATAGCTTTGGAATATATTATCAAAGGCATCTGCAAAGATTTCGATTCATTGGAAATAGACAGGATTACTTACTCTGATTATATTTATTTCGTAATCATAAATCACCACAAGTTCAATGGTGCGGTAGAAGCGATTGAAATTCGTCTATACGATATCTGTCAATATTTTGAACACGAAAAGACAGAACGTGGTCGAAGAAAAGATGTCGTATTTGATGATATTGACCGGTGTATGCAAGTCTTGTGTCCATATCGTAAAATCAGCATGGTCACAATGGAAGTTGAGGAATGAATGATGCGAACTTACGAGGATGTTGACGCAGAGATCAAGCAGCTTGTGCGTAACATGAATAGCAATGGCCTGACGCACAGCGAGTATGAGGCTGCTGATGATATGCTGGATGAGCTCTATCAGGAGCGTGAACGACTTTGGCTCAAGGCTATGGAAGATAGCGAGAGTTGCTATCTGTAAAAGCCTAATTTTATATTTTTCTTTGTAGCTATGAAACACAGGGTGCATTTAAAAAGAACATGGAGGTGACTGCCGAATGGCAAAGCAGCAAACTTGCCAAAAGTTTGTTTTTAAGATCCATACGAAGCGTCTAGTTGAAACAAAATGGGATTTAACTCTACCGTTGGATGAAGCGAGACGAAATCACGAGATTATCTCGCTTGCTGATAGCACTGTTCTACGATGGATTGATGAATTGAATGGTGTTACGGATGCAGAGGCTAAGGCGCGAAGCATTAAGCGTAGAATTAAGATGCTACGGAATGAGCCATCTTGCTTAGAGAACCGCCGGGAGATTCGGAGACTATACACTGAATTGGACGCAGTTCAATTCAAGCCGGATTATATGTGTCTGGTGGTTGATAAGAAGAATGATTACCGCCGGGCATGTTCTCCAAAGGGGTTTAAAATCAATGGAATCACGTATCGCCGTCTGGTTGGGACTACCGGTGGTGTTAAGAATAGCACGATTGTGTTTGTGAGCGACCGTCTTGTTGGTGAGATCCGCAAGCGAATTGATAATGGCCGTAACAAAGGAATGGAGTTTATTCCGGCAAAGTTGGAAGCATATCGGGCACTCGCCTGCTCTGCCTCAATCCCTGTTACTGATCCAGATGGCATTCTGGTTGTGGATGATTGCTATACTCATTTTAAAGACCATGTGATTATCCTGGATGATGGTGTGTCTGGTGAGCCTACGATGGTCGAAGATCCTGAACATGATTGCGAACTGTGTGCCAGCGATGGTTTTGGTCTTATCAGCTATGACCTTGCCCAACAATGGAGCGAAGATTTGAAGCTACCGTCAACTGCGTCTGGATTCTGTGTGCGTAACGCCTTTTGTAAGGGAATGCTATTCCCCTTCCCTTTCCGTGAGTTCGCCAAGAAGGTTGCAAAGCAGAATATGGTCAAAGACGCTTTTGGCGACTATAAGGACATTAACCGTGTGCAGATGATCCTTACTACGTCGATGCTCAAACTTTATGACAGCTATCATAGTGCAGATGATTGTTTCGAGAATTGTCAGGAAAACCACTACCACTTTTCTGTAACGAAGACCTGTGAGCTGGAGCTTGATGAAGAGCGTAATCTGAACTATCAATTTATCCAGAGTTATAATTTAACGAACGATGAGATTCGAGAGTTGGTGAAGCCTACACTGGATGAAATCAAAGGTGCAATGGGTGGTGATTGGCGTGATGTACTGCTTTATTTGCGTGGCAACGGAATGCGTGATGACCCGAATTACATAAACAGCTTAGAGAATGATTATATCAAGGCCTTAATGATTGAGCCAGAAATGATCAACGACCCATACGTTCAGAACCGCATTCGATTCTTTATTAAAAAACGAATTTCTCAGGCGAAAACAGGTGTAGTAAAGGTTAGAGGTAACTTTCAAGTCCTTAGTGGGGACCCGTATGCGCTTTGCCAATCTATGTTTAGAATGCCTGTCACTGGTCTTTTAAAATCTGGTGAGGCTTATAGTCGATTCTGGAACGACCGTGATGTGAAGCGAGTAGCCTGTTTTAGAGCGCCAATGAGCCAGATGGCAAATATTCGATGCATGGACATAAACTCAAGTGATGAGTGCAAAAATTGGTATCGCTATATGAAGACCGTATTTATTCTGAACGTGTGGGATAATACGGACGCTGCACTTAATGGGGCCGATAACGACGGAGACCTCTGTTTTAGTACAGACAATCATATCCTGATTGATAAATGGGTGGATGAGCCTACAGTTCTCTGTGTGCAAAAGAAGGGCGAGAAGAAAATCCCCACTGAAGAGGACTTTATTAGCTCTAATATCAATGGATTCGGTGACGATATTGGAAAAATCACAAATCGTATCACCACAATGTTTGATGTGCGAAGTAAATTTGAGCCAGGAAGCCGCGAGTACGAAGAATTAACATATCGCATTAAATGCGGCCAGCTATATCAGCAGGCGTCGATTGATCGCATAAAGGGTATTTCCACTACTCCGATGCCTCAATACTGGTATGACAATAAGGCTTGTGTTGTTAAAGAGGATGATAACCCAGATGTTGTTGAGGACAAGAAGTTCTGGGCACGTATTTGTGCTTGGCGCAAACCTTATTTTATGAGCTACATTTACCCCTCTCAGATGAAGGACTATAAAAAGTATGTGGCTGCAGCTCGTAAGAGAATTAAATGGGAAGGTTTTGATGGCCTTGACGAGATGATGAAAAAGGAAGTCAAGAATGATGTTGATGAAGTTGTTATCCAATATTACCTTTACCGTATGCCCGTCGGTGTTAATTCCTGCACTATGAATCGTCTGTGCTGGATTATTGAAGATGAACTTGAAGAGTTTGAAGATGATTTGAAAAAGAAGCGTAAATTTGATTACGATTCTCTCAAGTCTGGTGATGAATATAAAAATTCTCAGTATTACGGTATTCGCCCTATCTTTAAAGAATATCTTCGATACGCACGAACAAACTCTGTTATCGACAATTCAAATACCAAGAACAAGGAAACCGGCGCAGATCGAATTGAGAAGTTGAATTTTTACAACGAAAATATGTTGCGTACCATGCATCAAAAATGTTCTGATGATAATATCCTTTGTGATATTTTGTTGGACCTCTGTAAGAAAAACGCCTCAAGTGTCTCGATTGTATGGGCTCTATTTCCTGATATTATTATTAAGCGTCTCTTTGATAAGGCTGGCAACAAGGCCCATGTTCTTGTTAAGGACGATAATGGTGATGTTGAATATTGTAGTGAGCGTTATAAAGACGTGTTAGTCGATATGAACAAAATTGAAGAGGAGGATGCGAATGGTAGTATTGAATGAACGTGAGTATGCAGAAGAACTGCTTCAAAAAGATGTGACTTGCAGAACCGCCGGGCACGCTTTACATTATATTGCAAAGCTTTATTTCTCTCAGGGGTACTCTAAGGAAGAAGTCAAGAAGAAGCTTGATGATTTTCTTGTGGCTCATATGTTTGGATATAATAGAGTTTTAGATGAGAACTTTATCGTGCAAGCGATTGCGTCCGCCAAAGGAAAACAATTGGTTGAACTTGATGGAGTAAGTGTTACAAAGTCTGAAACCCAGAAAATTCTTGCCTTGGATGGGAAACCGATGCAACGGCTCATGTTCACAATGCTTTGTTTGGCTAAGTTTCATATGGCTGTAAACAACAAGTGTAATTATTGGATTACGGAAGATACACGAGATATTTTCCGTATGGCTGGTGTTTCTGTAAATGTAGATAAGCAGAATGAAATGATTCGAGAACTGCGCAATCTTGGTTTTATTGGTTTTGCCAGCTTAAAGAAGATTGACAACTTGAACATTCATGTGTTAATCGCAGACGAAGAACCGCCTATCGCAGTTACAGTATCAAATTTCGAGACTGCTGGGATTCAGTGGAATCAGTTTTGCGGAAAGCCATACATCAGGTGTGAATGTTGCGGTCGTACCGTTGCTCGGACTGGGCGCAGACAAAAATATTGTCGTAAGTGCGCCAAAAACATCAATATTGAGAAAACATCTCAAAATAGAAAAATGTTTGATTTATAAATCGTGCATTTTTGTATTATTTTAACACAGATACGTTGTATTTTTACATATTTATATAAAATCATTACGGGATAGTTATGGTAGGGAGAGAGCGAGGACGCTTGTTTTCTTCCTACCTATTTTATTTTGAAGGGATGTAATGACCTAAATGATCGAAATCACCAAAGCAGAAGCCAAGGAAATCCGTAAGGTTTATCCGCATGTCTTTATTGCAAAGACTCGTCACAAGCGTTTTATTGAGGAGTCTGTCCGCTATCTGGAGTTGATTCCGTTTAATATTGAAGCTCGTGAAATTGTTGAGCGTGCCAAGCGTGGCATTCGAGACTAATTTATGAAAGAACGAGGTACAGACTTTGGATTTTGAAATTCAGCTGCCCGAGGAGATCACTAACCTGATGAATGGTGGCGGTCTCCCCTCTCCTGAGATGATGAACTTCTATGTTGACGAGAAGGATCGCATCTTCTTTATTGACTTTGAGATTGACCAGTCTCTGATTGAGATTGAGCGCAAGATTCTGCAGTACAACCGTATCGACAAGGATGTCCCTGTTGAGCAGCGCAAGCCTATTAAGCTGTTTATTTACAGCTATGGTGGCGAGCTGGACGCCATGTTCAGCTTTATTGATGTTGTTGCACTGAGCAAGACTCCTGTTTGGACGATTAACGCAGGTATTGCAATGAGCGCTGCTCTTGTGATGCTGTTGTCTGGTCAGAAGCGCTTTGCTCTGCCTCACTCTACCGCGCTGATTCACAGTGGCTCTGGCGGCACTCAGGGCACTTTCGAGCAGTCTAAGATGGCTATGGACTACTACGAGAAGCAGGTTGTGAAGATGCGTGAGTATATTATGGCTCACTCTACTATTGACAAGAAGACCATGACCAAGAATAAGGCTAAGGATTGGTATCTGGATGCTAATGAGCAGGTCAACTTTGGTATCGTAGATAAGATTTGCGATGATGTGGATGAGTTCAATTAAGGGAGAGTAAATATATGGCTTCTGATAAGACTGAAATGCGTAAGAAGAAGGATATTCCGCAGAGTCTGGATGAGTATTCTAGTTTTTATGGTATGACGCTTGATGATGAACAAAAACACTATAGGGACATGCTGTGGAGTCCAGACGTTGATATTGTCTTTACAAACTCTGTAAGCGGAACTGGTAAAACTACTATCGCTGTAGGTGTTGCAAATCTGCTTGTCCAGTATGAACGATACAATGGAATCGTTTATATTGCATCCCCTACTCAGGAAGAGAAACAGGGTTATTTACCCGGTACTCAAGAGCAAAAGAGTGCTCCATACATGGAACCGCTCTTTGAGGCACTTGAGACGCTTGGTATCAACCCATCAAGAGTTGTCAAAAGCGAAGATGATCCAGAGAGTGAAAAGTATGGTGCCTACATTCAGGCGACTACTCATACATATATGCGCGGCATCAATTTTAAAAATAAAGTAATTTTAGTTGATGAGTGCCAAAATGTATATCGGGAGGACCTAAAGAAAATTCTTACACGGTGCCACGATAGTTGCAAGGTCGTATGTTTGGGTCATACTGGGCAGTGTGACCTATATAAAAATCCACAGAACTCAGGATTTAAAATTTTTCTTGAGCACTTCCGTGATAAAGAACGTGCTGCCGTGTGTGAGCTGAAGACCAACCATCGTGGGTGGATTAGTCAGTGGGCGGATATGTTGGAATTTTAAAATAAAATATAAGGGAGAATAGAATTATGGTTGCTAAGAAGAGTGTTGTTTTTAAGAACGCTATTATTGATACTGCCGATGGTACTATCACCGAGATTACCAAGGATGGCGAGAATGTCTTCAATCTGAATGAAGCTCTGGCAAAGTGGGATGGTATTGAGGGTGTCACCATCAATATTTCCACTTCTGATGAGCTGCTGGGCGACCCGGCTTGATGCCAATGGGTTGCTATAATAAACGGCCAGAAGAAACGAGCGATGACTTCTTTGTAAGAATCGGGAATGCTGTTCTGGCTAGAGAGTTGACTTGGGATGGCGCATCCAAGGTGCTCAATGATGAGTTGGGTAAGAATTTTGGTGAGTGCGCATATCGCAAGCGTTTTAAGGCATTCCGTGCGGGTATGCAGTATCAGGAGTCCTTATCTAATAGAGATGTGGGAACCTGCATTCTGTCTATTTCCGACCTACATATTCCATTCCAGAAGTCCATTGAGACTTTTAGTGAGTATGCTGGAAAGATTGATATCCTTCAGATAAACGGGGATCTGGTAGATGCGCAGGCCATTTCTCGTTTCAATAAGGTGTATCGTAAGAGTCCAATGGAGGAAATTCTGATTGCACGTCAGTATATGATTGACCTAATTGAGATACTTCAGCCTAAGAAGGTTGTTGTAAATTATGGTAATCATGACTTACGTTTCCAGAATTATCTTGCTAAGAATCTGGACACCGACTTGCTTGAACTGATGCCAAAGACATCTTTGGAGCTTATTTTTGTTGATGGCTTTAACCATTACAACAAGGAGCTTCATACAAAGGTTCATTACGACCCTCTGACTGATGTTTTTAAGGATAGTGGTATCGAGATTGTTTATAACGATACTTGGTTTAGTTTCGTTGGTGAAACAATTTTTGTGCATCCACTTGCTTATTCTAGCGGTATGTTGAAAACAGCAGAAAAGGCATATCGGTATTTCAAGGATAATGATTATTTCTTTGATACTATCGTGATGGCACACACTCATAAAACAGGTCATTATGATATCGGTAATTCTGTAATTTATGAGCAGGGCTGTTGTTGTGAGACATCAAAAATGGATTACGCAGATGGAAAATTAACACCATCTCAGCGAGAAGGATTTATTCTGGTTTATCAGGATAAATTCGGAAGGCTGAATGAAGATAAGACGCACATTGTACGTCTAAATTAAAAAGTGGTGAGCCCCTACCACTAAATGGGGACCCAAAAAAGAAGTATGACCGCAAGGTCTGCTTGTGACATCATTGATTGTCTCCTTTTCTATGCCCGTAGGCTAATGTCTACGGGTTTTATGTGCCAGTGTAGTTCAGTTGATAGAACGCGGGTTTTGTACTCCCGATATCGCAGGTTTAAGTCCTGTCATTGGCTCCATGCCACTTTAATTCAGTAGATAGAATAATGTGTTCGTACCACATATGTCGTAGGTTTGATTCCTACAGGTGGCTCCAAGCTGTGCGGTCAATAGTTGCTACCGCCTAGACCAACTCAATCTACGGATGGTTGGATGCAAAGTAGTTCTGTAGAACGAAATGATAAGCTATTCGTGTTTCGCTACGTTAATGCGAAGCTTTAAAAGTCTAAAACAAGCGTTTTATCAACACGAGAACAATTCAACTAGCTCGGATGGTTTGATGGATGCTTGTTTTTGTTGTGCGGTCTTACTCAAGTGGTTGAAGAGAACGGTCTTGAAAACCGTTAGATCGGTAAACTCGATGCCAGAGTTCGAATCTCTGAGACCGCGCCAGTCCTTCTCCCGGAGGGCCTATATTATACCGGTTCCCTACCACCGGCTAAAAGGTAGGTTTTATGCGCCTATAGTTTAATTGCTTAAAACAGCAGACTCTAAATCTGCCTCTTGGGAGTTGAAGTCTCTCTGGGCGTGCCAAAAATGGCTTCCAATTCGCGGTTGGAGGCAAGTCCGAAGTCGATCTATGATTAACCTGTGATGCGCACACGATTAAGAAATAGATGACATTTAGGCATTATATAACGCGGGATACAGCAGTCTGGTAGCTAATCGTCCTCATAAGTCGAAAGTCGTTGGTTCAAATCCAACTCCCGCACCCAACATCTCCCCTTTCGCAAGCCTATCGCCAGTTTTCTACTCCCTCTGGCGGTAGGTTCTTTTATGAACAGTCCTGCCTGTGTATTTCAGGTGGCACGGTCGGCGTAAAGCTGGCCGTAAATACAAAATTTAGCCGATTCGTCGGCAGGACATAAGTCCACATAGATGATAAAGACCTCGGCTCACTACGGTGTAAAATGCTGAGGTCGAATTTTGAACAGAACCTATTAAGCCTCTCGACGATGCGTATCATGATAGGTCTTTTATAGAAGGAAACACTCTCGGCCTCTGTTTTACAAGCACACTAGAGGGTGTATTTGTTGCCGTAGGATGTGCGCACGTTCTACGGCTTTTATTTTGATTTTGAATGGAGGTGTTTGTTTGCCTAGAAAGAAAAAGGTTGTTGAGGATGGCGTTATTCTTGAAGGAACCGAGAACAAGAAGACATTCAAATGCCTGCGTTGTGGTAAAGAATATGATGTGGCAGTTGGTCACTTCTATAAAAATACATATGGCTTTTGGAAAGCAAACGATAATTACGTTCCTGTTTGCAAGGAATGTGTAAATGAAATGTTTGATGATTTCTCAAGACGATTTGGTAGTGATAGAACGGCTTGTATGTTGCTTTGCCACATTTTGGATGTTCCGTTTTATAACAGTCTTTATGATTCGGTTGTTGCAAATTCTGGAACTTGTCGTCCCGGCGCGTATAACCGCCTTGTTTTAAACGGCAGACAGTATCAATTTCAAACCTTCTCTAATACTCTTGTAAATGGAGAACTGAACAAGAATGCTCTTGATCTACAGGAAGAGAAGGAACAAAAGTGGTCGAAAGCAGAGATTCAAGCCAAGGATGATTGTATTTCTGTTATTGGATACGATCCATTTGATGGTTATAACGAAAGCGACCGCCGATATCTATTTAGCGAACTCATTAAGTATTTTGAGGATGGTATTGAGGACGACCCATTCAAGCTATCTCAGATTGTTCAGGTCGTGAACAATAATAATCAGATTCGACAAATCGACTTGCAGATTGCCCGCTTAAACCCGATGAACTCGGCTGAGGCAATCAAAAGTCTGAATGACATTAAGGTTAAGCTAGTTTCTAATAACGACAAGATTGCCAAGGAAAATGAGATTTCTGTCAAGAACCGTTCCAACAAGGATGCAGGACGTAATACGCTTACATTCTTAATGAAGGATATGCGTGAAAAGGATATTGCTGGCGCAGAAGCAAACTTCTACGATCAGTTACGGTCTCCTGGTACTCAATGGGCGGCAGATATGAGCTCTAAGGCAATCAAGGAAAACGCTTTCTTTGACGAAAATGACCAGCAGGAAATTTTCGATATACAAAGAGAACTGATTGATAAGTTTCAGAAAGAAAGTGATGATGCGAAAGAAAAATACAGGCTGTCTTTGATTGAGAATCAGCGGCTCAAGGAGCTGTTGGAAGATGCCGGTGTTGACGCAAGTGTAAAAGATACGGATGGTGATGCCGTATGAGGATGAAACAAAGAGCGCCTATTATTACAGCCGCAAAACGTAAGATTTATGAGTGTGATGCGGCAACGATTGCATTCTATCGGCGCAATCCTGTTATTGCGGCCAGAGATTTATTGGGTATCCAATTATTTGACGCTCAGGCATATATGCTGGAACAAAGCTGGAATGCAAGTCATGTTCTTTAGGCGTGTAGTCGAAACTTTGGCAAGTCTTTTGTAGGTTCTGTTTTCATTATCCTAAAGGCAATATTATATGAGAACCAATCTATTTACATTGTAAGTAATGTGGGTGACCAGGCAAAAGAGACATTTAATAAGATTGAGGAAATTGTTACTCGTGTTGGTAAGACGGCTGCGTCTATCCGTAGTCTGCAAGATATAGCAGAGAAAGAAACGAAAAAGTCTGCAACCAACAAAAGTGGTTTTAGTCATAATCCAGCCGGGTATGTTGTTGAGTTTTATAACGGTAGTTCTATTAACACTTTGAACTCTAACCCAGATGGTGTGCGTGGCAAGCGAGCCAGTCTTATTTTCTTTGATGAGGCGGCATTCTGCTCCGACGAACTGATTGTTGTCTGTGAAGCTTTTGCAACACAGAATACGGATTTCGTCACTGACACTGACAGTGACTATAATCCTGAAATGCAGCCTCGTCAGGTTCCTACTCAGCTAGTTTATGCTTCAAGTCAGGACACGATGGACAAGCTTTTTTATAAATACTACAAGCAATTTGCAAAGCGCATGATTGCAGGAGATCGAGATTATTTTGTTTGTGATATGATTTGTGACGTTGCAATCAAAGTTTATATGAAGGGTAAGCCATACAAAGCACTATTGACACAAGACAAGGTAGATGCAGCTCTAAAGTCAAATAAAATGAAGGCATTGCGTGAGTATTATAATCGACCAAGCCGTGATGGTGGCGTAAACCAGATTATCAAATGGGGTACGGTTCGTCGCAATGAGCGAAAGTATATCCCACAGCTTTATTGGGATAGGAACTATCAGTATATTCTTGCGTTTGATCCTGCCCGCACAATGGATAACTCTATTGTTGGCGTTATGCGCATTTATAACGATCCAGAAAACGGCATGTGTGGCGACATTATAAATTGCGTGAACATGGTTGATCTTGCAAACGAGAAAAAATTCAAGCTCGATTCTAATCGTCAGCTTGAGCAGTTGCATGAGTTGATTCTACATTACAATGGTCAAAATCCTGATTACGAGTACATTGATAGATTGATGATTGACCAAGGCGCTGGCGGCGGTGGTACTTCCACATATGCGGACGGTTTACTTAACAATTGGACTGATAAAACAGGCGCAGAACATCGTGGTTTTATCGACGCAAATCATGAATTATATGAAGGATATGATGCCCGTTACCCAGATGCTGTTGATAAGCTACGTCTAATTAGTCCTCGTAAATTCCGTACTGCAATGGTTGAGGAATTTATTGAGCTGATGAATCTTGGTGTCATTCATTTCCCTCTTGAATACAACGGCGGAGATTATGTTCAGGTAGTAGACGGTGTGGATAAATCAACTGGTCAAGAAATTTTGAAGACGCATGAACTTTCCTTAGAGGAACAGACTGCGTGGGTTAACATCGACTTGATGAAGAACGAGATTACAAGTATTCAGAAAACGACAAACTCTGAAAATACGACCGTAACATATGCTTTGGCACCCGACGTTGCCAACAAGATGCATAGACGATTCATTGTGCATCATACGGAATAATACATAATCCGTATTAGTAAAACTTAATCTAATTGACTTGGAACCCCAGAAGTGGGAAACAGGGGCGAACCGAAAGGGCGCTGAACGACTGAATGATTAAGGCTCATTTATGATGAGTATGCGCCAGTCTGAACTCACACTATAACTGAATAATAAAATGTGAGAGTCACGGTCGAGTGTAAAGACACTCTTGGAAGAACCGTGGCCTTTATTTATGCAAAAAATAGAAAGGATGTCAATATGATCGGAATATATTCGATTACAAATAAAGTTAATGGAAAGATGTATGTCGGTCAGTCATCCGATATTGAAAACCGCTGGAAGAAGCACATTCGTTTTCTGAATGATAGGAGTCATCATAATAAACATCTTCAAGCCGCATGGAATAAATTTGGAGAAGAGAACTTTGAATTTAAAGTCATTGAAGAGTGTAAGGAAAGCGAATTAAACGAAAGAGAAACTTATTATATCTCAAAATACGATACATATAATTCAGGCTATAATCTCGATCTTGGAGGCGAAGGTATTCGTGGATACAAACATACTCCAGAGCAGATTTTAAAAATGAGGAAAGCTCATAATCCACTTGTTGTATTACAATTCGATTTGTCTAAAAATCTCATTAAAAGATGGGATGGAGGTATTGGTCGAGTAAATAAAGAATTGCATTATACAACAGAGTGCATTAGAAGACTTTGTTGCCATGAAGGGAAAAATATGCATCCGTATAAAGATTGCTACTGGATGTATGAACAAGAATATCAACGAGATGATTTTTCTTGGGAAGCATATTTTAGTAATTGTAAAATTGAGATTGATAAAAGCCAATGCCAAGTACATATAAACAAGAAAATCATTCAGTACGACAAGGATAAGAATATTGTGAAAACTTGGAATTCTCTTGCGGAAATACGTAAGGCAGGCTTTAACTCACAACAAATATCTTCTATATGCCATGAAGCTCGTGGAAAGAAAACTCACGCAGGATGTATTTGGGCATACGAAGATTATGATTTCTCGGACGGGTATTTTGACAGCGTTATTTTCAAACGAACTCTTCGTAAAGAAAAACCGATTAAACGAAATGTGAAACGAATCCCAGTAAATCAATATACACTCGATAAACAATTTGTAAGACAGTTTGAGTCGCTTTTAGATGCTGCCAAGTCTATTGGATATACATCATCAGGAAATATAGCTCGGTCATGTAAGAGCAAGTTTAAGAGAATGTGTGCTGGTTATTATTGGGAAAGAGCATAAATAAAAGTAACAACTAATTGGATGATAGGTTCTATGTTGCAATTTTGCTTGCTCATCGTCTATACGAATTACGTCGTAAGGATAAAGTGCGCCAGTCTGCGGTGGAGACAATGACTGCTCCGCCGATTTGTATTTCTAACATTGACTTCTAAGCAGAGGAGGTGAAAATGTGGCAAGAAAGAAAAAGGAAGATTTTGATGTCGTGACTGCTTCACAGACAGATGACGGTACTGTAGTTATTACCTCTTTGAATGAACTTTCAGAAGAGAGAATGAATAACGTCATCCGAAATGCAGTTGCGTCTTATGACCCTGAAAATAAGCAGTATAGTACATATCTGAAAATTTCAGCCTCCTCTGAGACACTGACCGTTGACCGAATTGATGAGCTTGCACAAGGGCTACAGTCAAGTCTGACGAATGTGCAGACGGTCAATGGAATCATCCGTAATTACATCAACAAGGATGACTTGATTGGCATTACTTATGATGCGATTGAGGCGAATGTTAATACTGAGTTCAAATGCAGTTTCGCTCAGTTCCCTGAACAGCGTAATAAGACAAAACAGGTAAATTACGCCCGTGAAGTGATTGATGACTTCAACGCACAAATCAATGTGCGAAGTCTGCTACGTGCCGCCATTCCGATGACTTACGCAGAGGGCACTTATATTACATATCTGCGTCAGAAGGATGAGAACTACATTGTAGACTATTACCCTCTTGGTATTGCTGAGATAAGTGATTACCTATCAAATGGACAGCCTGTTGTGCTTATTAACATGTCTAAACTGAAATCTGCTTTGAGCAAATCTATGCTGAAGGACAAGAAGAATAAAGCACTGTTCTTTGAAAATCAGGAGACTGAGATTCAGAACAACTATCCAGATGAGGTGTATCAGGCATTTAAGAATGGTGATACATACGCAAAATTGGATGTTGACCATTGTGGCGTGATTCGTATTGGTAATATGGGACAAAAATATGGTGTCTCTCCCCTGTTTCGCGCCTTACGTCCGGCATTGATGCTTGAGACCTTTGATACTTCAGACCGTGTAAATGCTAAGGCTAAGGCAAAGAAAATCATCTGGCAACAGCTTGACCCTGAGTTGATGGGGCCAAACAAAGATAAAAAGGGCTTCTCTGAACAAGTGACAGCGCACGATAACCTGCTGCGTGCATGGAAGCAAAATACCGTGCTTGTGACGACCGCTCCTTATGTAAAGGATATCAAGTATGTTGAGCCAAAAGTTGAGATGACAAATATCGAGACTGTCAAACAGTATCGCAATCGAGAAATGGCTGCTTTGGGTATTAGTTTCTTGAATACTGATGGTCAGCAGACTGTTTCAACTGCAAAGGTGTCTCTTGACCAGCTGATGAAAAATATCGGTAAGATTGCAGAACAGATTGAAGATGTATTAAAACGATGGTATCGTATTCGCCTTGAAGATGCAGGTGTAGACCCGATGTACTGCCCTGATGTGAAGGTCTCTACTACTGAAATGATGGGTATGGAGATGAAGAAGGCGATTGCTCAGTTCCTGTTCACCACTTTGAACTGTTCTTACAAGACTGCTTACGAGTATATGGGACTTCATGCTGAGGACGAATTACGCAAGCGTCAGGCTGAGACTGAGGAAGGTTATGACGATGTATTTGTGGCTCGCCAGACATCTTATACATCGACAGGTAATTCCGGCGGTGGTGGTGACAGTGATAAAAAGACAGGTCGTCCAAAGGGCGAGGAAACTGAAAAACAAATTTACGACCAGCAGAGAAATGAAGATAGTAAGTGAGGTGATGAACGATGAGTAAGGAGTATTTCTATAGTAGAAATATCTGTTGCTCTGAGATTACGGAGCATCCAGACCACTATCTTGCCAAGTTTGTCATCTGTGATTTCTCAGTAAATGGGAATCAGGTTGCTTTAAACCGTGACACCATTGAAAGTTGGATGAGTACATTGGTTGGCAACCCGCTTGTTGGTAAGTTGGTCGTAGCTCCAAAGGGTGAATTGGATTTTTCCGGTCACAATATGAAAGTCGTCACCAGAAAAGACGATGATGGCAATGAATACAAGACTGCCGAATTTGACACTGATGCGTTCGGTAGTTTTCAGTCGGTCGGTATCGAGAGAATTGACGATACCGACTTTATTGTTGCCTCTTGTAAGATCTGGAAGCGATATCCAAAGGCTTGTGCGACGATTCTGCGCCGTATTGAGAGCGGCACATTAAATACCAGTTGGGAAATTGATGTGCTGAAAGCTCATAAGGGAATCGTGGGTGGCCGCATGGCAAAAATCATTGACGATGGTGTGTTTACTGCACATTGCTTGCTTGGTGCAAATGTTGAACCAGCATATAAGTGCTCTAAATTGCTTGAAGTCGCTGAAACCGATTTTGGTCTTGAATTGGCAAATGCCTATATCGAGGATACAAAAGAGATTTCAAATATAGAATCTAATGAAAAGGAGGCAAAAAATTTGGAACTGAATAAGGATAAGGAGACTCAGACCGCACAGGTTGAGAATCAAACCGAGACTGAGCAGGCAGAGCAGACGGCTACTGAGTCTACCACTGAGCCCACCACTCCGGCAGAGCCTGATGTTCAGACTTCCGAGGAAGGTGGTGAAACCCCTCCCCCGACTGAGCCTGAAACCGGTACTGAGCCTGCTGGTGAGCCAGAGCCGGAGTCTACCACTGAGACTTCCAGTTTGACCGGTCATGACCTGTACGAGAAGCTGAATGAGGCTGTTGTGAAGTTTAATTCAGATATGTATCTAGCCGAAGTGTTCCCCGAAGATCACACTATCTGGTGTAAGAAATTTGGTCGTTGTATGAACGATTTGGATTACATCATGTTCTCTTACACCGTTGAGGGCAACGAGGTTTCTCTTGGCGAGCCGCAGCGTATCACTCTGACTGTTTCTATTTCTGATGTTAACACCAAGATTGCGGAGCTGAATAACACTATTGCAAGTCTGAATACTGAGCTGCAGAGTGCAAAGGAAGAGGTTGCTTCTCTGACTCCATATAAGGATCAGGCAGAGAAGGCAGAGGCAGAAAAAGCGGCTGCAGAGCTTGCACAGAAGAAGGAGGATCTGCGTCAGTACGCACTCTCCAGCAAGATGATTACTGAAGCTGAAGTTTCCGATGGTGGCAATTACGCAAGTCTGATTGAGAATCTGGACGAGACCGGCATCAAGAATGTGATTGCCGAGCGTTGCGTTGAAGCTGCCAAGAAGGCGCCTGCTGAAAAGAAGATTGAGACCTCTGAGGTACATAAGTCTGAGAGCATCAAGCTGAATTTGAATGAAACCAAGTATAACACCACTAACGCTAACAAGCGTGATGCATGGCGGGAATATTTGGGTAAGTAATAACATTTAAGAGAAAGGAAAAATATTATGATTCGTGAACTGATGGTAAACGGCGCGAAGAATATTCCCGCTAACTATGCCGCAAAGGTCGATATGGTCACCGGCATGGGTGTCCAGGTTGACCACAAGGCTGGTCAGGTTAAGTTCCCTGACGCAGCTACCGCTGAGGGCATCGAGATGGTTGCCCATGAGTTTATCCCGGAGGGCATCTATGCAAGCCAGACTAATTTTGATGACTATGATAAGATGGCAACCGAGATTAAGGCAGGTGTGCTGGTGAAGCGTGTTCCTCTGTATGCTGGCGAGCTGTACGGCACCGACCAGTACAAGGATGGCGATGCACAGGATACCAATATCGGCAAGCTGCTGGAGGTCAATATTGACGGTAAGTGGCAGGTTGCTACTACTGGTACTTCTCGTTTTGAGTTTGCTGGTGTGATGGACGACAACGGCCACAAGCTGATTATGATCAGTGTGCTGCCCGAGGCAAAGACTGTTGCTTGATTGAGAGAAAAATCTTGAATATGATACGTGAAATTTAAGGCTATCGTCTTTGGACGGTAGCTCTTTTATTTTGCGCGAAGAGAAAGGAAATGAATTATGGCACTGAATATTGAAGTGGCCGAGCTGATGAAGCAGCCTGGTCGTGTTTATGAAGTTGCTGAGAAGACTCAGTACAATCGCGCTATGGATGCCGAGGACAAGGAAATTGCAGAGGTTGTTGGCGCTCATGTTGAGGAGCTGATTGACAAGGGCGATCCCAATAAGGAGATTGCTCAGTTTGTTAACCGCACCGTGACTGATGAGCTGTATGGTGCACCTGACGAGCTTCTGGACTCCATGTTTGAGCGTGGTAATGTTGGTGAGTTTGATGACTACGAGGCAGGTCGTACTGTTAAGAATACTCTGAAGGCTTATGATGCAGCTAAGGGTGGCAACGTGCCGAAGTCTTACCTGCACTACGAGACCATTAAGCCCGTCTGGCGTAATAAGCAGATTGAGGCTGATCTTAGCTTTGTGGAAGTAAGACGTAATGCTTGGAAGAGTGTGGCAACTCTGACCACCTTTATGACTGAGGCTCTGAAGAACCAGATGTTCTATGACATTTTCAGCATGGTTGATGACGCTATCACTGGTGGTGAGCAGAAGATCGATGCACAGGGAAAGGAGCCCACTATGCAGGACATGGACGCTCTGGCTCTGTATCTGAATGAGTACGCCGATGGTGGTAATCCCTTCACTGTCAGCCTGATGAAGTATTGTGCCAAGATGCGTCGTATGACCGGTTACGCTGAGTATCTGTCTGACGCAGCTAAGGACGAGTTCAACCGTTATGGTCTTGTTAAGACTTATGATGGTGTTGCTATTACTGGTATTAGCTCTGCTAAGAAGCTGGGTGATGGTTCCCTGCTGATCCCGGATTAAATTATGTAAATTTACGTAATATAGTCCAGTCGTGATGTAAGTCACGATAACAAATACACATTGAATTGCTGGAAAACCCTAAAACTACAATTACCAAAACAGAAGGATGAAATATACCTAGATGGATGGTTGCGAAAGTAGAAAGAAAATTGTAGATGATGCATGGTTAAAACCTAAACATTAAAAATAATGGGCAATCAGCAACCAAGCTCCGAAAAGGAGAAGGTTCAACGACTATCCGCGTGGGAGCGGTTAGGATGCAAGTGTTTGGCATTCGAAGTGGTGTGCCCCAGTTTTTACTGGGTGAAGATATAGTCTTCACTCGTATGAAAATACGAGGTTGCTAGATGCAACAAGAACGGAGTAGCGTCCGGTATAATGTTTATCTAATATTTAATTTGACTAGATGTTGTGTAGAATGTCTGGCTTTTATTTTGCAAGAAAGGAGGTAGCATGGATGACACCAATGAGAACGACAGAAGACTTCAAAAAAGAAGTGTTTGATGTAAACCCAAATTTTGAAATTTTATCCGAATATAATGGTCTTCGAAAAAAGATTACTAGGAAATGTAAAGTATGCGGTGATGTACGTGAAGTACAGGCAAGAATGTTGCTTGATAATCGTGGGTGTCAAGCATGTGTTGCCTCTAAACGTGGAGCAGAAAAAAGAAAGTCGCCAATACAATTTTCCACGGAGCTGTTTGAAGTAAATCCTAATATTGAGTTGTTATCTGAATACACAACAAACAATGCGAGAGTGCATTGTCGTTGTAAACTTGATGGGCATGAGTGGAATGGCATACCTCATACATTGCTTGATGGACATGGGTGTCCAGAATGTTATCGACGGATTGCAAACAGACGAACGGAAGATGAATTCTTAAAAGAAATGCGTGAACGATTTCCTACTATTCATGTTCTTTCAAAATATGTCCGTGTTGCTGTGAAAGTGGATTTTGCATGTGATGTTTGCGGTTACCATTGGACCGCAATTCCTGATACGATACTTAATAATAAAAATTCTGGTTGTCCAAAATGTGCTGGGAGAGCACATATTTTAGAGTCTGAAATGATAGAACGACTAAGAACGGTTTCTCCAAGTGTTGAGTATTTGAGCGGATATAAAAATATATTATCTCATGCAAATTTTAAATGTAAGAAATGTGGTTACAAATGGTCAACAGCTGTCAATTCAGTTCTTGGCGGGCATGGATGTCCAAAGTGTTGTTCTTCTCATGGTGAAGAAAAAGTATGCAATTATCTCGATAGTCATGGCATTGATTACATACGAGAATACCGTTTTAAAGATTGTAAAAATGAACGGCAGCTTCCTTTTGATTTCTATATACCATCAAAAAACACTTGCATTGAATACGACGGGCAACAACATTTTATGCCTGTTAGGTTTAGCAAGAGTGTAACCGAATCCGACTCTATTAGTACATATAAAAGTCAGCAAAAGAAAGATTCTTTAAAAACAGAATATTGTAATCGTAATGGAATCAAACTTATCAGAATTCCCTACACAGATTTTGATAATGTAGAAAATATTTTAGATAAACATTTTTCTTAAAAATTTTGGAAACGTATTTATGGTATTGCGGGCAAGATCGGAAGACTTGACATGAAGGGTGAGACTCATACTTACGAGGATCACGACAACAACAACGAAAAGATTCATCTGATGGTCAAGGACTTTACCTTCGGCTATAGCATTGATCATATCGAGCGCGTTGCTAAGATTGTTCTGCAGTAATTTTTACCAAAGGCAAATTTGAGCGGGGACTTTGCGGTCTCCGCTTTTATAGAAAAGGAGACAAATTATGAGTTCCGTGATGGAAAAGAAGTTTATTGACGTTCTGAACTGCGACGATAACGTGGTTACCATTTCGTCACTGAACGGTAAGGGTTATACTTTCGAGCCCGGTAGTGTGGAAGATCCTTGTGTGATTCCTATTCCGCCGGAGGAGATTATGTATATGAATAGCACTTGTTCTGCGTTCAAGAATGGTGTTCTGCGTTTTCGCCCTGAAGAGCAGAATGAAATCTTTAAGGCTATTGGCATTAAGGGCGACGATGTTCTATTCATTGAAGATATCGACAATGCGATTCTAAATCCAACTGTCGAGAATCTTCAGCGTATGATTGACATTAAGGATGGTGCTCAGTTTGAGCGTATTCGTGGTCGCTTTTATCGTATGACCAATGCCGGTGAAGATCTGTCTACCAAGGTCAAGCGCCTGATTGACGAGCGTTATAAGGAGCTCCGTGCTGGAAAGCGTAACAGTGAGCTGTCTGTCGTACCTGCGACCAAGTCTGCTGATAATGTTCAGGCCGAACTTGAAACTGCAAAGAATCAGATGGCTGAAATGCAGAAGCAGATGCAGGCTATGATGGCACAGATGCAGGCTATGATGGCAGGCGCACAGACTGTTGCACTGGATAATTCTGTAGAAAAGACTACTGTCAAGCGTGGCCGTAAGAAGGCAGAGGCAGAAAAGGCGGAGGTTGTTCCCGCCGAGTAAGATTGGAGGGATAATGTGACCGCATTTTCGGAAATATACGACAAGTTCTACGAGCTGGTCGAAACTGATAGTAATTTCTTTCAGTATTTTGACCTGAGCGAGAATGAAGTGCGAGATCTTGTACATGACCGTGCAAAAAGTTATTTGATGGAGTCACTTTCTGTGATTACCAGAAACATTGAACCGGAAGAGGATTTTAGTTTCGATGATTACGATTCAGAACTAGAAGAGTTTAATTCAGATCTCACATTCGATGAGATTGATATGTTAGCGCATTTGATGTTGGAGCAACATTTTAAGCGTGAATTTGGGAAGTTGAAAGCATTTAGCGCACAGGACCTTCCTACGAGTTTACAAGTATTCTCCCCTGCTAATGAGCGCACGAGTATTCGTGCTCTTGTGAAAGACATTCACGAGGAGAATATGACGATGTTAGACAACTATATGGCAAAAGACCGCTCGACCCGTAAGCGTAAGACCATCGACTATGATACATACGCTTCCTATTCTGAGTAAGGAGGTGTACCGATGGACTTTTATACAAGGGCACGAGCTGTTGGTGGTGCCGCAAAAATGTCTAACAAAAAGGATGTCAAAATTGCTTTTGCAAAGCGAGATTTTGCTGCACATTTTAAAGATAGCGTTGATTACGAGGATAATGCTCTTGTGAATGGTTTACCTCAGAAGCTGGTTGTTAGTCGCAGTAATAGTATTGCTAAGGAAAAGAAAATCTGGGCTTATCCTGGTGATTCTTTGAATCTTGGCGACATTGTTGACTGCTACAATTGTAAATAGCTGGTAACTGAGATTGAACCAAACGATGAAATTTTTCTTCGTGGAAAAATGGAGCTGTGTAACCGTCAAATCCAATGGCAAAATCCGATTACTGGTGAGATAGTCTCTCGTTGGGCAACACTGAGTAAGCCTTATTACGCAAATAATAAGGAGATTATCATGACTTCATTGAGTCAACGTGAATATAAAGTACAGATGCCTTTTGATGACGAGACCGCACTGATTGACCTTGATAAGCGCTTTATGTTGGAAATTATCAATGGCGAGCCGAAAACGTATGTTACGACTTCTGTTGACCAGAGTACAGAGCGTTACGAACTGCATGGTAAGACACAGGGGTTCCTTGTGTTGAACATCCGGCAGGATCAGTATAACAGTAAGACGGATAATGCTGAGAAGATGATTTGTGATTATTTTGAGCCAAACAAAATCGACGAATCAGAGATAGATTCTCGTGTGACTGCTACTATAAAGTATGTAGGAAAACCAGAGGTTCGTATTGGTGGTTCTTGGAAAAAATTCTCTCCTATGTTCACAAGTGTTGCTGGCGAGGAAATTACTGAAATTGCTAAGTGGAAGTTCGTTTGCCTTGAGGAATTCAAGGAATTTGTAGAAACGCAGAGTACCATAGATGGTGTTTTTAAAATTCGTATTTTAAATAATAGTATCATGGACGGCGCAACTGTAAGAATTTCTTTGACGAATGCAGATGGTACAGCAAATGCATCCATTGAATGTAAGGTGGTGAGTTTGCTGTGACAACGAGTGAATTGATTACTGATTATAAAAACAAATTGGCCTTGAAACTGGTTAATACTGATGGGCTTGTTGAAGCGATGGGCAATGATGACATTGAAGAGCCTGACGAGGCGATTTATACATACATCTTCCCATACTTCCATATTCCTGACACGATTGAGGCAGCGCACAGCTATATTTGTTTTAAGGTAAATATGACTGACCGAAGCAACGTCAACGACTGGTATGAAAACTTCACACTTACTGTGTGGGTTATTGTGAACCAGGCGCTGATGAAAATGAAGGGCCATGGTGGTGCAACACGAGTTGACTATCTGAGTGGTCTTGTGGAAAAAGAACTACACGGCAGTACAATTTTTGGAATCAAACAGCTTAAAATCACATCCAATATCGAGGACAATATGGATTTACACCATCGTGTGCGAATTATGACATTCAAGACGCAGGATTTGGATGACCTTGTGGGGTGTGGCTGATGGAGCTTCGGGAAATGTACGAGCCAAGCTTGATGCGCGGAAGAGACTTTAAAATCAACGACAAAATTACGATTCACATGCCTTCGGTCGGTGACATCATCGATTATGGTGAGCAAAAGTATTTTCAGTTGGTTTATTTATTCTGTTCTACATCGAGCGATTACAAGGCACAGCTTGACTCTGTTGGAATTGATTGGCAGAAGATTTCGGACTTTGAAATGTTCCGGCAACTTTTTATAGGAAATAAAGATCAAGATATGTCTATTTTGCTTGGCGATATGGACACTTCTGGGTTTATGATGGCGAAAGATAACATAAGTGGTGAAATCGTATTACACAACAGGCTTACGGACACTCGTATTGACCATGTGGTGTATGAAACGATTTCTCAGTACCTATGTGCTGCGAATGGAATTGAAAAGCATTCCGAGTTTGCTGCTGACGAACCGACAAGAATTGCAATGATAGAGGAAGCCAGAGACAACTTGGAGTATCAAAAAATTAAGCGTTATGAACCACACCTTGCGGAGCTTGTGCTCTCGATGGCGTGTTCGTCTGGCTTTAAAGCGGATTACTTCAAGGCTATGGATTACCCTATGAGTGTATTCATGAATCATGTAAGAAAGATTCAGCAAATAAAAAGTTACGACAATACGATGCATGGCGTTTACGCTGGCACCGTGGAATTTGGAAAGATTCCAAAAGCACAACTAGATTGGACGAGCAAGGTTGATTGACCTTGCTCTTTTATTTTATCCAAATAAATTGAAAGGAAGAATATTATGAGCGATTTTAATTTTAATGAGGTCGTTATTGACCGCGTTCATCGCATTCACGAGTATGATCTGAACGGCAAGCGTCTGTGGACCATGAATCAGGTTAAGGATTTCAAGCTGACTCTGGGCGGCGAGACCGTTTACGCTCAGGATGCACAGGGCGTTAACATCATGGCATTCGATAAGAGCAAGACTGCAGAGGCAGATTGGTCTAATGCTCTGATGCATCTGGGTGCTCTGGCAGAGCAGATGGGCTCCAAGAAGGAGGTTGCTTCCTCTGAGGCAAAGCAGGTCTTTACCACTGTTGAGTACCTGACTTCTGCTGACGGCAAGAAGCTGACTCTGACCCATACCCCCAAGGCTGCTGTTGCAAATGCCCCCTTTAAGTACATCGATCTGGTCGATGGTCAGGGTAATGCACTGAAGACCTTTGAGCTGGGTGAAACCGCAGAGTCTCAGTTCTCTGTTACTGGTACTGAGGTCACTCTGCCCACTGGTGCAAATCTGAAGGCTGGCGACCGCTTTGTTGTGAAGTATCAGTACGAGAGCGAGGAGGGTATTGCTATCAATGATAGCGCCGATAAGTTCTCTACCGAGGGTGAGTTCGTGATTGAGGCATTCTGCTACAATCCCTGCGATAAGGCAAACAAGAAGCTGATGCGTATCATCTTCCCGAATGCCAAGATGGATAATGCTATCGATATGACTTTCACTAATGAGCTGGCTCATCCGGTCAAGATTAGCGCTACTCAGGAATACTGCTCTGAAGACAAGCGCCTGTTCCGTATTGAGACTGCTGCTGCCTAATGGCAAATCTGAATTGGTGCCGTACTTGCGGAAAAGAATATCCGGTTTGCCCGCATTGCGAGCAGGATGCGCGTCTTAATCCTTGGCGAATGATTTGCGACACTGAGCCGCACTTTCTTGTGTGGACTGCCGTAAACCAGTATCGTCAGGGAATTATTTCAAAAGAGACGGCAAAAGCAGATCTGACTACTCTTTTGATGCGCAAGTATAAGAATGTTACGGAAGCCGAGGTAGAGACTTTTATCCCAGCTGTTCGTGATGTTTTCCATGAGATCATGGATGAGCCTGCAAAGGCTGAGAATGAGTCATCTAGTGATGTAAAGGATGAGACGCCCGTGAAGCCGGTAGTTAAGAGAACATCAAATCGTAAGGGGCGGGCATAACCGCCCCTTTGTTTTTCGTGGTGGTTTTATGGAGAAAAAGAACAGGACAAAGTTTAATGTCAGTAAGAATCCAGCAGATAGAACATACGATGGCGTAGTTTATGATAGTAAGGCAGAAATGTTGTTTTATCGAGATATTGTATTGCCAAGGCTGGCAAGCGGCGAAATTGTAGAGTGTCGTAAGCAAGTCCCCTTCCTTCTGCAGGAAGCGTTCCGCCGGGTCGATAAGGACGGAAAGGACGTAACGGTGCGGAAGATTGATTATGTGGCGGACTATGAAATTACATATCGAGATGGCAGTAAACAAGTGATTGATACGAAAGGATTCGCTGATAGTGTTGCGCTGATGAAGCGCAAGATGTTCTGGTTCAAGTATCCTGATGTAGATTACCGCTGGATCACATACTCCAAAATTGATGGAGGTTGGGTCGATTACGACGACCTAAAAAAAGCTCGAAAAGAGCGAAAGAAATTAAAGCAAGCACAGACGAAAGGGAGATAAAATGAAGGTTTTAAATTTTCAGGAGCGAATTGACTTCGTGAAAGAGGTCATTGAGATGTGTACTGTTCAGGACGATTATCAGCCTGCGCTGTTTGATGTGGCATTTCGGCTGACCTGTTTGAAGTATTTTGTTGGTTATGATTATCGCAATGAACCGCAGACTGAGTGGCCGCGCATTGCTTATGAGTCTTTTAACCTGAAGATTGAAGCTGCAGGTTGCGATACTTCTACGTTCTGGGATCAGTATGATTCTCTGGAGAAGGCAGTGCAGGAGCGTGTGCAGCGTTCTCACGATGAGTATCTTGCTCTGGCAATTTGCAACAAGCGCGATGCGTTTGCCGAGTTTATTGATTACCTGAAGGATTATCTGGATGAGGCAAAGAAGAATCTTGGAGACTTTGATGTAAATCAGGCTTCTCAGGTTATGTCTGCCCTGCTGGACAATAAGCAGGAGATCTCTGCTGTGCTGGCAAAAGATAAAAAGGAATAAACACTTTTAGAGGTGGGTTGGAGGGAATTTTAATATGGCTACAAGAAGTAAACCGCTGAAGCTATGGGATGCTGAGAAGTTCAAGAACGTAAACCCAGTGTCTTTGAAATACTGGGATAGATATGAGACTGATATGGGCATCCGTGACCTCAGCCCGTCTACTGTTTACAATTATGAATCTGATTTCAAGCAGTGGATGATTTATGTTCTGGACAATCAGGGTAATGCCCCTGTGACGGAACTTGAGGAAGAGGATATCGAGGAATTTCTGTTCTACTGTAAGAAGCATGGAAACAACTCTGCTCGTATGAAACGGCGTATGAGTACAATTTCTGCGCTATATCGGTATCTTCGCAAGAAGAAAATTATCAAAGAAAATCCGATGGAGTTCATTGACCGACCGACCAAGGACGTGGCTGTTGTGAAGCAGACATACCTTACACCGGACGAGGTTAAGTTGATGCGAGAGAAGCTGAACGCTATGGTTGAATCTGCGACCACCGTTCACATGAAGGATAATGCGATGACGTTGCGTCTGTACGCACTGTTCTCACTATCAACGATGGCTCGTGTTAATGCTGTGCGAAATACACTCTGGAAGTCTATCGATTATGAGAACCGTATGGTGCATGACGTTCTGGAGAAGGAAGGCAAAATTGTTGATTTGATGTTCAGCAAGGAAGTTTCTGAGCTTTTGAAAGAGCTGAAGGAATACCGTACTGAGCATGATATTGAGGATGGCGGCTATGTGTTTGTTGGTACGAAAATCAATGGCGCATGGATGCCGATTACTTCGAGCACGGCTGGTGATTGGTGTAAGAAGATTGGTGAGATGATTGATGAGCCTACGCTGCATCCGCACGATTTCCGGCACAGTGGTGCTACCCTGCTGAAGAATGCGGGTATGAGTCTGGAAGATGTCTCTTCCCTGCTCAACCATGCTGGCACGGATGTGACCAACAAGTATTACATCAAAAAGGATACGACAAAGATTCAGTCTGCAAAGGATCGGTTTGAGATTTGAGGTGTAGTGAATGAAACAGTCATATACAAACTTCGATGACCTATTGAGTGATGTGGCAGATGGTGTGGAGCAAATTATGCAGGACGTAGCTCCGCAAATCGAAACAGTTCTTCAAGCAAGTGCGAAGAAAAATATTCAGTCACAATCAGCCCGTTCTGCTGGAATCGAAGATGCAAATAATATTGTAAGTAGTGTGACTCGTGATGGAAACATTGTTACGATGATTGTGAAAGACATCGCAAAACCGCAACCGTCTTATTTTCTTGGTGGGAAGAAGTTCGATTCTCAACGTGTAGCAGATACTTTATTGTACAGAGAATATCATTTTGGTGGCTCACCGATTGTTTGGAACGAATATGGTGGGGCAAATATTCTATTTGATGAACGTGAGAACGCGGCTGTTGGTGGAACTATGTTTGCGAACTGGATCGAGAATGGTCTTTGGATGGATCTGAGTTATTATCTTCGGTCTGGCGGGCAGAAAGAATATCGCCCTGCACGTCCGTTTATTGCCCCTGCGCAAGTAGAGGCGGCAATGATTGTTAAGACGGCTTTACATGGATTGTAAAAGCCATCTTTTATGAGAATTTATTTGGAATAAAATTTGAATGAGAGGAGGCTGGCTTGAAGAAGCTGGCCGCTTCTCTTTTTTATTTTGAAAGGAATTGTTGAAAATGGAAAAGAGAGGTGACCAACAGTATGGATGAAAAAGAAAATACTGGTACAGAGTCTTCTGCCGTAACAGCCATTAAGGTCAAGGTTGTTATTGACACAAATAAAGCAGAGCTAGATAAGCAATTTAATTCTGTTAAGGAGTATTATAAAGAAAAACCAGTAAAAATTGCTTTTGGAGTGAATCAAAACGATACAATCCGCAATATAAATGATGCACTTGATAAGGTGGTCAAGAGTGGAAAATTAAGAACTCCAAAGGTTACACTTGATGTTAAGATCGACCAGAGTAAAGTAACCGCACAGCTTAAAAAAGCTATGCAATCTGCGGCAAAGCAAACTGTTAAAGTTGATACCGGAAAGTCTGGTTCTACAAAACCTGACACTACTGGCGCTTCTGAAATCAAACAGTTGGAGAAGTTTGTTGAGCGGGCAAAAACAAAGACATCAGAGTGGAAAAACTCTATCAAAAGTAACACTGAAGAAGCACAAAATCTAAGTAAGGTTCTCCAAAAGGTTTTAGCCCAAATTGATGCTCTTGATAAGGATCATAATTCAAAAGGATACGCAATTGGTGTAGATGGTCTAAAGAGCAGTTTTAATGCAGCAAGTGAACAGGTTTCTGATTACACAAAAGAATATCAAAAACTTGAAAGGCAAGCAACTTCGACTCTCGATAGTATTCATAAGCAACAGACGAAGTTAAAGGCTCATGGTATCAATAGCTTTGACAGGCAGATTTCTGGTTATGGTAATGATCAAGATAGAAGTTTTGAAGCTCGTTTTAGAAACCTTGATAAATTAAATCCACAATCTAAAGAATATGCCGAAACTCTTAGCAAGATTCTTGTGAATTGGGAAAAAGTAAATGTTCAGATTAACGAAGCCATTAAGGCGGAAAGTAATTTGAATATTTCTTCAACGGCACGACAGAAAAGAATCAATGACATGGCGGATGCCATTCAGAGACTACGAAATTCCTCAAAGGGCTCCGAAGTTGCCAATAATACTGAATTTAAAAAGTATGCTTTCGGTGGAACTACAATGAATTCAGACTCTGGAGCCTTGCACGGCTTGGACGAACGGCTTAAAACACTAAAGGCTTCTGTAAATGATCCGGCAGAATTTGTTAAACAGCTACAGGCACTTGAAACTGAGCTTGGAAACGTTTCACAAAAGCTGACTGATTACAAGAAATCTTTCCAAGAAAGCACAAGCACGACAAAAGAGTCAACGAATCTTCGCAACCTTGTCACGACAATCAACAAATACGAAGAAACGTTAAATAATCTTGACAAGCGCCAAGATTTGAAGAAGCGTTTATACGATATTCGAGATGCAGCGGAAGCGCAATCCAAACCATTCTCTGTTTTGAGCAATGAATTTTCTGAGCTGAAAATCGACATGGAGAATGCCGGTATTGCGGCGGAAACACTTGGTCAAAAACTGTCTCGTCTGTTTAAGGAGCATTTCCAGACCGCCATCGCTATGGCTGGCGTGGCTATGGTTAAACAAGGTCTGCGAGAGGTTTATAATAATGTTCTGGAACTGGACACGGCTGTAACAGAGCTTAAAAAGGTCAGTAAAATGACTGGCGACGAGATGAATGAATATCTCGATAGAACTGCAATAAACGCTCGTGAGCTTGGTGCTAATATTTCTGATCTTGTAAATAGCACTGCTGATTGGAAACGACTTGGATATACGGATAAAGACTCTGAAGAGCTTGCTCGTGTGTCTGCACTTATGGCGAATGTTGGAGACCAGATCGATAACGCAACGACTGCTTCCTCTTACCTGATTTCTGCAATGCAAGGTTTTGGGTTGGTTGCTGATGATGCAGAACGTCTTCTGGACTGCATGAATCAAATCGCTAATACCGAACCGGTCAGTATGAACGACCTTGGAATTATAATGCAGAAAAGTTCCGCTGCGATGTCTGCCGCCGGAAATACATATCAGGAGACGCTTAGTTTGGCGGCTGCTGTAAATGGTGTACTTCAGGACGCCGATACGAGTGGCACTTACCTAAAAACTTTGAGTATGTACCTTCGTGCTTCAAAAACAGATGCGGAGAATGCCGGTATCGCAACAGATGGGATGGCAGATTCTGTATCCGAACTTCGATCTGAGTTGAAGCAACTTGCTGGTGTTGATATTATGAAGGATGATAATACCTTCAAATCAACCTATCAGATTATGAAGGAACTTTCTGAGGTTTGGAAAGATCTGTCTGACACAACACAGGCAAATATTACTGAGTTGATTTCTGGAAAGAGAGGAGGTCAGAGTACATCTGCCCTGCTGAATAATTTTAACGTTGCTGAAGATGCTATGAAGCAGGCGCTTAATTCTAGCGGCAGCGCAATGCGTGAGAACCAGACGTACATGGATTCCTTGCAGGCGAAGCTTAATCAGCTTGATTCTGCATTCCAGAAGTTTAGTACGGACTTGATGAAGTCAGATATTCCGAAGTTCTTTATAAGCCTTGCCACAGTTTTTGTTGACGGTGCAGATAGTGCTGTAAAATTTGCAGGTGCATTACCCACTTTGACAGCTGCCATCTCTGGCGTGTTGTCTGTAATGCAGATGAGCGGGAAGCTCAAAAATGGTGCGGGTAAAGTTAATATGCCCTCTTATATTTGTTGCGTATAAAATATAGGATGCGGCACCATGTAAAAATAAAATAGCCCCTAGAGTGCTGGGAAACCCTAAGAGCCATATCGCCTATTGTTATATTTATATAATGTAGGAATCGAAAGATAGAAACAAGGATATGGATGCTATATGCTGAGATAAAAGCTCGGTTTTATCGTATTGTCAAAATATGGTAATGATTGAGTGCTAAGTAGCGTTTATAATGGGCGGTCAGCAGCCGATCCACTCCCCTATTATATAATGTAGGAGGGTGGAAGGTTCATCGACTAAAAAGGGTCAGTGTGCAACCACTGGAAGGATAGTCAGTTCTGGACGAAAGTTCAGAAGTCCACCTCAGACGTAATCAGACGACTTAAAGAAGTAGGTGGAAACGAGGAGACGCGCTATTCTCTAGCGCGATATAAATAGGAGAAAATATTTAAAAATATAATCCGACATGATTCATATTGACAGCTGACGCAGTGGCGGCTATAATGAAAATATAATCGTATAAATTCATTTTACGGAGGTATTTATCATGCCGAGACCTAAAGGAAGCAAAAACAAGGTTACCATGATTGCAGCGGCTTCTATCGATTATGCCGCACTGATCGATGAAAAGCAGTCCGCAAAAGATTCGTTGAATGCAGAGGTTACTTCTATCGCGGCTAATATCGATTCTTTGAAGGCTGATCTGAAGTCTAAGAAAGCTGAAATCAAAAAGCTGGATAAAGAGTTAGTTAAACTTACTGAAAAGAAAGACGAAGCTGACAAGAAAGCTGCCGAGGCCGCTGCCGAAAAGGAAGCCGTCGATCTTGTAAAGAAGGCGCTGGCAAATGGAACTACTGTTGATGATATTCTTGAGCTGCTGAAATAACTGTTGCGCCACGGCACATGAATTAAGCCCGACTTTCCTACTACTGGGAGGCCGGGCGTTTTAATTTGCGTTGCTTTTTACGACAGTCTGTGATACACTCTTATAAAAAGGAGTGTTGATTCATGGAAAACAATAAAAAGCATGTGCCGAATATGGAAATTTCTAATTTTGGCGGTCGTTCTATTACGGACTACACGTATCATGGCGGCAAGGACGAAACTACAGAGAATCAGCTGAATGCTTATTTCAGAGATTATAGTGATAATAGATTGAAAAGCAAAGATGGAGGCGCTGATGACGGAAATAGTAAAACTAATCAACAGCATTGATACGCTGTTTAATGTATTTGTTCCAGGCGCAATCTGTGTCTGGTTTTATATGAAGCTGTCTTTAAAGAAAATTGAATATCAGGGATATCTTATTTTAAGTATCGCAGTTGGTTTTGTATTAAAGTATACGGTTGATTACTTAGATAGAATCCTTCCTTTTGTTGTAGTTGGTTTTCCTATCATACTGGCATACGTTCTTTTAGGGCTGCTTGCCGCTGCCGCATTTTACAAAGTCAAGAACTCTGTTTGGGCTCGAAAAATAATGGTCAACATTCTTGGAGTTGAGCCGAGTGACAATATTTGGACTAGGCATATCGATTCTCATGGTAATTTGATGATGCTAAACATGGATGATGGGTCTCATATTTTAGGAAAACTAGAAACAGCAGATGATGAGTATATTACATTAACATATCATTGCTCTGCAAAATCAAAGTCTGGTAAGGATATGGATGATGCCGCAAAGAATGCAAATACCGGTTCTGTCCTCTGTATCCCAATGAGTCGCGTTAAGAGTTTTGAGTTTTTGTATTGCGATAGAAATTCCGCAATGGCAAAATACGTTTTTCGCTAAATCTAAATACGACCCACTACCCTGCTACTTTGTGTAGCAGGGCTTTTCTTTTTATCACCACTCGTATCCGCAATTATTGCAGTGAAACGTTTTCTTCACTTTTCCACTGGCAAAGCCCCAGAATGCTACATCTAAGACTTTAGAAGCGGTTCCGATCTTTTCTAGGTCTGGCGAGCCACAAGTAGGACATTTTGGAACATACTTAGGTTTTGCTGCCTCAATTTCAGCTTGTTCTTTCTCTTTTTCCAGATATCTACGAATCTTGGCATCAGTTTTGTCAGCCTCTTCGATTCGTTCAGGGTGGTTACCTGGACCATACATAGGTTTATATTCTTTTGGTTGATTGATCTCCGAAAGAATCTTCGCTTTTCCAGCATCGTCAGCCGCAATCCATCGTCTATAATTCGTCATTAAGCAAGAACAATGAACGCAAACAACATTTGGCAACCAAGATAACCGTCCGCAATGTGGACAAACCATAATCGTCCTACCCATGATTTCTCTTTCTCCTCAAAAATCAGATATTATCTTTCATGACCGGATTCTCCGTTGGAAAAGACGGAAGTATGTCCGGTGGGTTAGAAGATTGGGCCACTTCTGCTGGCAAGGCTTTTGGAAAAGCTCGAAAGCTGTTTAATGTTGTTGCTACTGGATTTGAAGATTTCCAGAATCTTGACGAAGCAATTCGTGGCAGTGGAACTTCTTTTAATGATTATATCAAATATCTTTCAAGAAGTGAAGATGCAACCGAAGCTTTTGGACTAGCAACTTTGTACACTCGTGCTCGTGTTCTGTTATTAAATATGGCACTAAGCACTGGACTGGCTTTAGCTGCTTCTTTAATTGTGAAAAAGATTGCAGAAGCATCGCAATCTATTGAAACAAATGCAACGAAATCAAAAGAAGCTGCCGATGCTGCGCAGAGCACCACTTCCTCTTTAAAGGATTTGGTCAGTGCCTATGAAGAACTTGGCGATAAGTCTGGCTGGGATACGGACGATTTTGACCAAGCTAAGGACATTCAAGAAGAGATTCTTCAACTTGCTAAGGAGCAAGGAACTCTGGATGAGGATAAAGTAGGTAAACTTAATCTTCAGAACGGCAAGTATCAAGAACAGCTTGGCTTGTTACAAGATATCACGGCAGAGCAGTTGGAGGCATCTCGTTATGAGTTGACACAGAACAAAGATGCCCAAGGCGACAAGCTTGTTGATACAGCTAAGAAGAATAATCGGACGCATTACCTTACCGTTTGGTCGGCTCCTGAAATGGATATGGGTGACCAGATTAAAAATGCTGGCATTGATATTTTTAATAAGTTCGGTGGTTATGGACCTGACGATTTAAAAGATGCAGATTCTATTGTTGACTATTATAATGAGGTCGGTAAAGCATTAAAATATGTCATTGATAATACCACTGAGGCGGAGCGAGCTGCCGGTGGAACGTATCATAGTCTGTACCAATTCTTGCTTGATGAACAAACCGCTTTACGTGACGATGTAGATTCTTATAATGATTCTACGGACGCCATCAATAACAATACGAATGCTCGTAGAGAGCTTCAAGCTGTAGATTTTTGGCAAAACGATAATAATAACAGCATGGACGTCAGTTTTACTTTTGATAAAGTAAATTCTGCTGTTCAAACTCTGGAAGATACGATTGATGGGTTTGATGCAAGCAAGTTAAACGATCTCTTGTGGGGTACAAACGAAGGATTATCCGATGAGCAAGCGCAAGCTCTCGCAAATCTTCGTAAAGCTCTGACTGACATGGACTTCTCTGCTGACACAAACGGTGTGAATGCGTTTATCCAAGCACTTGTTCAAGTTGGTATTGTAGCTCAGTCTTCTGCAAATGGTGTTGACGCAGTAGCACAAGCTTCTCAGAAGATGGAGGATATCTCCTCTGAGATTGATGAGATTCAGACTGCTTATAAGAATGCGACCACCGCTATTGATGAGTACAATAAATATGACTAGCTAGATCGGAAGAGCCTCCAAACCCTTCTTAATGAAGACTTCGAGTATCTGAGTTGTCTCGAACTCGTTGATGGTCAGCTTCAGGTGAATACCGAGAAGTATCAGGGTATGATTGCCGCTCAGTATCAGTCTGCGGCCATGGCTCTTGTTGAGAAGGCAAATGCGGAGCTTGCAAAGATTGCTCAGGGCGAAAAGAAGGATGCTGTCGAGGATGCAACCAAGGCAACAGAAGACCAAGCAACAGCTTTGACTGAACGGGTCTGTCCTGCCCTTGGCGAGTTTGCAAAAGCATCTATGACAGCCGCTGCAGCACAGGAGTTCTTGGCAAATGGAGATGCAGCATGGTCTGTTGACCCAGAAAGGACTAAGGAAGTCTATGCTGGCCTTGCTTCTGGTTTAAATATTTTGGACGCAACTGTTGACCAAATCATGGGCAATTCGGATAAATTCCGTCAGCACATGAATGGTTTTGATAAGGAAACCAAGAACCGGAATAAGAATACTGCCAAATCTGTAACTGATGTGGCTTCTGCCTTCGATACCTTAAATAAGGCAATGAAGGAGTATAACCAGTATGGTTATCTGTGTGCTGACACAGCAAAGTCTTTGGTTGGTCTGGACGATAAGTTTACGGCCTGTCTGACGAAGCAGGGCAATAAGCTCCAAATCAATGTAGAGCAGTTCCGTAAGTTTGTGAAGGAACAACTCAAGGAAGCGAATGCCGCAAAAGATGGCGGAAAATCAGCTGATGAGATGAATAAAATTCTGAACTATCTTGATCAGAATGTAGACACAACAACCATCTCTTTCGAGCAGTTGACTGACGCCATCAAGGGCTACGGCACTGCGATGGATAAAGCCAAGGAAAAGACGGACGCTATAAAATCCGCATTTTCTGATCTTTACGATGTTGGCACGCAGAAAAAGGATAACGACTTTGGCTTCTTGGATATGGATGCCATTGAGAAGCAGTATCAGGCTGTTCGTAATCTGTATGAAAACACAGACCTATTTACAAATCCAAAATATGCTAGTGCCCTGAATTCCGAAACCGGAGAAGTTGACTACAACAGCGATGCATTTAAACAGATGTTTGCAGATCATCTGAAAGAACTTGCGGCGTCTGCCCGTGAGACCGGTGGTGCTGCTGGAGAATATCTTGCACAAGGTTTTGAAGATGCTGCTGCCAAGATTGCAAACAACGTGATGAGCATTCGTGAGTGCATTGATGGAATTGGTTCTTCTTTGAATTATGCAACCGACAGGATTGATCATTTTCAAAGTGGTTTCTCCGATATCTCTGATATCGTCACTCAGTACAATACTTATGGTGGCCTAAGTATCGACAATTATCAGAAGCTGATGAGTCTCGATGATGATTACATTAAGTGTTTGAGTCTCGAAGGTAATCAGCTGAAGTTCAATACAGAAGCATATAAGGAACTTTTCATTGCAAAATTGAACGCAATGATTGATGAGTATGATGCCGCAGACGAAACAAAAGCACTTGCTCAACGTCTTCGTGAATTGAGGGATGCCGTAATTGCATCCGGTGATGGCTTTACAAGCGCAGAAGATAAGGCTAAAAACTTCGAGACAACACTCGGAAATATTAAGAGCCTCCTGAGTGATCTAATTGGTGTATTTGAAAAGTTCAACGAGAACAAATCGAATGACCTAAAGATTCAGGGTGATGCTTGGATTGATGTCATTGATAAACGAATTGATGCCCTTAACGAAGAAAATGATGCACAGGAACGAGCAATCGAACTGGCAAAACTTCAGGATGAATACGAGCGTGCAAAGGCCAATAAGACTGTCCACGTATATGGCGGCAGAGGTCAGGGCTTCGTATGGAAAGCAGATGAAAATGCTGTTCGTGAAGCTGGGCAAAACCTGTCTGACAAGCAACGCGAGTATAAGAAGAAAGATGAAATTGACAGGTTAAACAAGCTCAAGGATAAAGTTCAGGAAGCCAATAATCTTATCGGCACCAGTTGGGATGATTATCAGAAGAAGCTAAAATACACCGCCGAGTTCGAGGCCATGACCTTTGAGCAAATGGAAGGTCACTATGATGGCTTTAAGAATAGTATCCTAGACAATATGCGTGACATTCAGTCTGCTACTAATGTCAGTGATGCTATTACAAATCTCGAAAAGCTAATCAACACACTAAAAACGCTTAACGACGTTATAACATTCTTTACTTCTGGCGGTGTAAGCACTGATGGCGGTGGAATTTTTGGACTTTTTAACCAGATCAAGAACATGTTCACTGGCGAAAACGGTGACTTTGATCTGGGTGGCGGTTTCAAGAAGATGTTCGATGGGGCCGCCAAGGTGGTTTCTGACGGTTGGAATTGGATCACTGGTAAGAACAGGGCTGGTTCTGCCGCACTAAAATCAGACACCACTGCGACATTGGATATCCTTGGCAACACAATAAAGGTGAATACAGGCGATATTCAGCGTGTATCTGGCGGATTCTTTGAGAGACTGGTTGGTGCTGCGAAAGACAACCTTGGTAGTATCGGCAAGTTCTTCTCAGGTGCATAGACATCTATCTCTGAGAAAACCGGGTCGATGTTTACTGACATTGGCTCGTTCTTCACAGAAGGATTTGGTCTGTTGAACGGTCAGACTGGACTTGGTCTTAATAGCATTGTTGAGACTGTCGGAAGTATGTTTGGCCCAATTGCGGCTGGCGCACAGTCTATCGGTAGTGCCATCTCGTCTGGCGTTGTAAGCTTCTTCCCTTCTATCTTCGCTGGACTTGGTACTCTGGTAACAAGCGTTGGCGGTGCTATGGCCGCTATGATGCAGGCGATTGCTGCTGCTCTTTCTTCCATCCCTATCGCTGGTTGGATTGCTGCCGCTGCAGCTGTTGCAGGTGCAGTTGCTCTGATTGCTACGATTGCTTCGGTTGCAAGTGATGTTTCCAACACACAGGTTGATGAACCTACTCCCGCATTCCAAGCAAAGAAATATGCAAAAGGTACTCGTGGCGTTAAGAAGGGTCAGATTGCAAACGTTGATGAAAAGGGCGAAGAGCTGATTGTTCGTAACCCCGATCAGGGACGCATGACCTATCTTGAAAAAGGTGACGGTGTTATCCCTGCAAAGGAAACCGACAACCTGATGGCGATTGGTGCTAATCCAGAGGGCTGGCTGGCAAAAGGCTTGGCCGAAGTGACCGGTAGTGCCGCTGCCGGTGCTGGTATGAGTGCCCAAGGCCCGAATGCTAAATTGAGTGGTGCCGCAGCTGCCGCAGCCGCTGGTGTTGGCTCAATTTTCGAGAGCGAGTATGATGAGATCCTTGGTGATACAAACGAGTTCATGTCTGGACTCTCTGATATTTTCAAGAAGAGTGATAATCCAATCATTGCTGCCGTTCAAAGCATGATTTATATGGCCACTAAGACTGTATATCGTATGTCTACGGTCGGTAAGATTAACTCTTCTAAGACAGTGACAGAATCCACCAGCAACACAAAGAAGGCGACCCAGAGCCAAATTTCGTCTATGACGAGCAACTTTGAGTCTAGCTGGAAATCTGTGGCTGGCGAGCTCGGTTTGGACACAAAGGATATTGAAAAAACCAGCAAAAAGATGTCTGAGAAGATGAATGAGCTGGTAAATAACACCTTTGATGCACTGAATGAGAATACCGGTCTAAGCGCTGAACAGGTTGAAGATGTCACCAACACGATGTTTGATTCGCTGCAAAAGATTTATACCAGCGGATGGAATAGCCTTGCTTCCACTTCCGGCGACATGTCTAAGGAGATTGCGGATAAGCTGAATGCGTCTTATAAGTCTTCTGTTGCCAGCACAAATAAGGCTATGAATGAGATTTCCAAAGCATTCGGTCACAGCTGGACTAAGGTTGGCGGTGGTGTAAAGACCCTGAGTACCAATGTTCAAAAGACAATGGAGCAGGCATGGGCTGACACCAGCCAAGACACCCAGAAGCTGATGTACGATATGCGTGCGTGCTTTGATAATAGCTGGAGCATGAACGAGGCTGGCGTAACTCATCTGGCAGATATGACTCAGGGAACTGTGAAAGATGGCTATGCCGAGATTGATTCTTCGAGCTCTAATACATTTGGTGAGAATGGTCAGTTGAAAACGGATGCAGACAATTCGTGGAAGAATGTAGAACCTGGCGCTACGAATTTAGCAAACAATATGCAGTGGGTGATGGATCAGTCTTACAACGCCATCAAGGCCGGATGTACAGCTGCCGTTACATCGATCAAAAACGATTTGGCGACCACAGGTGATGCATTTGAAGCTGTCGCTACAAAGGCGGAGAAGGCAAAGCAAGAGACACAACAGCAACAACAAACTGCTCAACAGCCTGCTAAACAGAAAGGGGCTCTTGAGAATATTGCGGAAGGAGCCGGGCAGTTCATTAGAGGCGTTGGCCAAGGCATAGCCGATGTTGTTACAGCACCGTTTAAGTTCCTTGGATCATTACTTGGTTTTGCAAGTGGCACAAAGGAAATAAAGAGGTCTAATTTTGCTAACGTTGACGAGCAGGGTCCTGAGATGCTGGTTCGTCAGCCGCAATCTGGGCGCTATACCTATCTTGAAACCGGCGACGGTGTTGTCCCTGCTGATATCACCTCTCGCCTGTTCGAGATGGGTGGCAACCCGGATGCATGGTTCCAGAAGCAGATGGCAAAGTACGGTTCTCAGCCGATTGTTCAGGGTGGCGGTGGAGATGTTACAACTTCGATTGGCGATATTATTATCACGAATCCTGTTGGCAGCTCTGACGCTCTGGCGAATGAAATCAAACAGAAGTTACCGACTAAGGTTGCTCAAATGCAAAGCAAGCGGTAAGTAATAGCTTTTACAGCCGATACCACTAGGATAGCCTAGCGGGTCGGCTTTTATTTTTGATTAGGAGGAAAAGAAATGGCAGATAAATCAGCTATTGATGTGCTGGCCGAGGTGGTGACTTCTGCCGCTGAACGCGCCGTAAAGAATGCAAAATTTGACGTGTCCGCCTATGGAGTAATTACAGAAAAAGAAGACCAGCACTATAAAATCGCTGTATTCGGTGGCGAATACGGCATTGTAACAAATCACGATTACATTGTTGGCCAGAAGGTTGTTGTGACTGCTTTGCAGGGCAACTTCCGTAACCTGATTGTATCGGAGAGTAATACCAGTGTTGAAATTCTGACAGTGAAATCTCTGGTGACCGGTGTCGATAGCTTGAACGCCGAGTTTGAGTCGATGAAAGACAAATCCCAGCAGACAGAAGATACTGTTCAGGGTCAGCTGCGAAATACCATCAATACTTGGTACAGAAATGGTCGTCCGCATACATACAACTACCCTGCTTCAGATTGGAAAACAGATGAAGAGAAAAAAGCACACGTCAACGACATCTACTACGATAAAAGGACTGGTATTTGCTATCGCTGGGTATATGACCAGGATAAGCAACAGTATTTCTGGATGGAAATTGTGGATGCCGGTGTTATCAATGCACTGTCGATGGCAACATCCGCACGAGATCTTGCGACAGAAAAAGTCCGTGTTTTTACTGATACACCGACTGTTCCATACGATGTGAATGATCTATGGATTTATGGCGGTGTCGGTGGTGCATTGTACATCTGTATTACTGCGAGAGGTGAAACCGAAAAATGGACATTCAGCGACTGGGCTGTTGCGACAAAGTATACGGATGATACGACTGCAAACGCAGCGGTTGAACGTGTTGGCGCTCTTGAGACAAAAGAAGCCGACGATGTAGCTAGTCTGTGGCGCTCGATGAATGGCTTCAATGATAATTTTGGTGATTTCACAAACAAAGACTATACCGCTACAAAGAAACAAGTATACGACAATAAAAGCAACATTGAGAAAAATGCTTCTGATATTACTTCGTTGAAGACAGACATTGATGACGCAAAAACGGCTGAATCCAATCACTATCAAGATATGACACGCAAGATTTCGGCTGCAAATACGAACATCTCGACCTTGAAAACGAACGTATCAGATATCAATAAAACGATTTCAGAAATTACTGTTGACAATTTTCTGGCCGCGCTGAATTTGGCTGTGAATACCAACGGTGAGCTTTGCTATATATCGAAGGATAATTCGGAGGTGATAACTTGAAACCAATTCTATCTAAAATCGGCGCATTTGATGCCACAAAGGATCATACATTTCAGTTTGCCGCATACGCAGACATTGATATCATTGCTCTTATCGTCTTCGATACTCCGACGGGCAGTATTTTGCAGGGTGATACGCTTTCAAAAGGTATATATAAGTTTGGCACATTCCCTGCCGGTGGCACTGGTTTGGCACGATATTTTACGATTCCGGCAGGCACGTTTGAAAACCGCAAAGATCCGTACTATATGATTATTCGTTGCCGATTAAAGGGCACGAATCTGTTTTCAGAATACTCGGACAAGCTGTTGTTTTATTGCCATGAGGAACCGACAATCAAGCTGAATGACCTGAGTTCTTCAGGCGTGACTACTATCCCCTACCCTTCTTATTCCTTTGAGTTCTCTTACAAGTATAAGGTATCGGAGGGTGAATCTGTAAATCGTTATGAATTTTGGCTTTATGATGCGAATCGCGAGCTGTTGAAAAAGTCGGTGAGCTATTATTACCGTGATTCTTTGAAGGGGTTCCAGATCGATGGACTGGATAACCATACCCTGTATTATCTGAGAGCGACGGCAGAATCTGTTGGCGGTTATCAGCTGGACACTGGCTTACAGGCGTTCCGAACTGACTATCCAGAGTATGTGGATGACGTAGAGTTCACCGTGCAGAATAATTATCGTATGGCTAATATCAGTATGCACGCACAGTATTTTCTGACAAGAAGCAGTGGTGCAAATGCCTTGCGAATCAAACGACGTAAGAAAGGCGCAGCAATCTGGACTTCGCTTTATCAGGAAGAGATTGACTTGAACCATGTCATTATGAAGATGGGCTGGTCAAACCTCCACATCAATAAAACGACTGGTCAGCCGATGGGCAACTATAAGGCAGTGACTTCGGATTATATCGACAAGAATCGAGTTCTTTCTTTCCAGTTCAAATCTGAGGACAAAGCATTCTGTTTGATTGCATATACCGCTGACCGCAAGTTCATCAAGGCATCAAGTGATTTTACATCGACCGACGAATTCAGAAGTTCCAGCGAATACAAGGAGTGGTTCTCTGAGACCTTCTTGAACAACATGAAATACTATCGTGTTGAGGTATCGGCAACAAAGAATCAGGATTTGGAGCCAAAAGACTTCAATGATTTTTATATGTACAGCGCTGACGATGGTTATGTGATGATTGATTACACCGACCTGTACGCCATTGGCCGCAAGACCGACTATGAGTACGCCGTAGCTCCCGTTGCAAATGGCATTGAGCTTGGCTATGCGAAGGCCAGCGTTGTGAGCGACTTTGACGGTGCAGTGATCACTGACGGCAATAAGACCTACCATATCTTCCTTGAACCGAAAGTGGACAGTGTTGAGAAGGTACGTTCTGCTACAGTTGTCGAGACAATGGGAAGCAAGTACCCGTATCTATTTGCTGGCAGTGAAGCCAATTATTATAGCGGTCACTTCTCTGGTGTTGGCATCCGTTTTGATAACACAATGAAAGACTTTGATATCAATGGCGGCAATGCATTCCGTGATGAACTGAGCGAGTGGCTGACCAACGGCAGTGCAAAGCTGTTGAAGATGTTTGATGGCCGCAGATGGCTAATGGGTGTCAATGGCAATGTGTCTATCTCCTGCTCTGATCACTACGACAAGGGCGTATTGGAGTTCGACTTTGTGGAGCTCGGTGACGCAGAGAGTGAGAGCGACATGTATAACAATGGGCTGAGTGATTATCAGCCAGGAGGCAGCGTATGACATATCTTCCGACTGACGCAGACCTGGCGCTATTGAACAATCATTCATCTAATATTTACTGCCGCATTGATATGCTGAACAAAGATTTTATTACAATTGATAGTTTGGAAGGTCTTGTGATCGATGGTTCTATTTCTATCGACTCAGAATCTGATGTGCGGCGAACCTTTAATGTGACCCTGTATCTGGGTAAGAAGAGCGGCATTTCCAGCCTAACGGAAGAGGATTGGATCAGTAAAAATGTGCGTGTATTCATTGGTCTGTCAGGAAGAGGAATGTCAAAAATCAGTGCTTCAAAGAGTATTGACGAGATGATCAGGGAAAATGCGGATTATCAGCTCGCTGCGACGAATTATGATGATTTGATTCAGGACATCACAAATAGAGGCTATGCAAAATACGGCAATATCGACAATCTGAATCGAGATGTGCTGGTGTGGACACGAGCCAATATCTCAAAGTATCATACGTTCTTTGACCAGATCAATGACGGCACGCCACCGGATGACCCAGCTGAAGCAGAGGAATGGTACACCAAACTTGGTGATTACTCTACAGTTTTGGGAAGTGATGACCCAATTTGTCAAGATGGCCCTCGTATCGCATTTACACCGATGCTGCAGACCAAAGACGGACTTGTGCCGCTTGTGAAGGATGATATCTGGGCTTATCTGGATGCTGTGGCAACAAAAGCGGAGTCAATGAGCGGCGGTCTCTCCCCTGCCAATATCCTTGAGGTAGACAAATCAGGCATCGATAGTTTCGTGTATGGTAACAAAATGCATGTCCATGGGATGATTGCTGCTGTTGAAGGTATGGTTCTGAACGGAGTTACACTTGGCAAGGTGGATGTTTCTGCTATTGCCGGTTAGAGCGAGGACGAATTAAGGGAGACCTACGGAAAAACCAGTGTGTTTGCAGGACATTCCATGCACGACATTCAAGCAGAAGTGATTGATACAAAGACTGAGCTGAATGAGCTGTATAACGACCTGTTCCTTAGCTATTCCAATTCAGCTGACAGTTCTTATGTTAATGGTGTGAAAATCTATTGGTACAACGAGGGGTGCTATACATTTACATCCAATGGCTTTACATATAGCGCAACAGAAAACACTGTGCAGGCAAGCTGTGTTGACTTGGTTTCTCGTATCAATGGAGATCTGGGTGGACAGCTGGTTGGTGGCACACATCGCATTGAGAAAGGCACTCGTATCGGTGATGCCATCTGGGCGGTGCTGAGAGATGAGACGGAGTTTAAGAAATATTCCATCGACTATTGGAGCCGCACTGTTCCACATGACTTGGATTATGATACCGGTTCAACTGTTTGGGATATTCTCTCAGAATTGCGTGACCTGTATTATCCGTTTGAGATGCGTTTTGACGATGATGTGTTTGTATGCAAAGAAATTCCCAGTGGATTTGACGACCCGCCTGTGCTTGATCCAGAAATATTCGAGAAGCTTGTGACAAACGATGGCGAATCGGCCACGGTGGATTATGCCGCTGTCCGAAATTGCGTTGAAGTGTTTGGTGCGACGATTGACGCGGATGGAGCAGCCACTGTAAAAGGATGGTCTGGAACAAATAAGACAATCAACCTTGTATTGAACGCAACCGAATCAACATGGAAAAGTGAAACGAAAGTATCTTTTGTAGCTCCTGCAAATGTTGAAGCTGCCAAGACGGACAAAAATGGCAACGTAACAAGTGGCGCTATGACAGTTGTGTTGACATTTACATGGAAGTACAAGGATAAAGACGGTAATGAACAAGTTGGCTCTGAGACAAAGACCAGCACGCTGTATCGTTCTTTGACTGATGCCAATGGTTCAGATATCATTCAAGACCCAGGATGTATTAAGGCTACAAAGTATTATGTTCTCCAGTGGAATCCGAATACTGGCCGCATTTACTTTTTGGGTCAACAGCAGAGCCACGCTATGGCAAAACTGGTGGACGAAATCCCGGCTACCAAAGAGATCGAAGCTCAAAAGGCAGAAGATAACTGCGACAACATGGCTTTTATCTGTGTGAATGACCCGAATAATATTGATGACCTGTACAATGCACGGTTATCCATTGAAAAGATCGGTCGTAGAACTGAGATTCTATCGGGTGGAGACTACGAGAATTACACCACGGATGACGCAGCCATGGAAGTTTGCCAATACGAACTATGGAAGCGTGCCCGCCTGACTGACGGCCTGAGTGTGACTACGCGACTAGTTCCGTGGCTCGACGTGAATGAAAAGATCCAGTATGCTGCCAAATATCTGGGCGGTAAGACCCCCGTGGATTGGATTATCAAGAGCATCTCTATGAATCTGGGTGAAGGCACTATGTCGCTTTCTATGAGCCGCTATTATCCCTATTACACTTATATCGTAAACAACAAATATACGTTCTATCAGGACAATTTGTTTGATAAATATTTTCCCGAATTAACTGCCACTACGGCAGATGAACAATAAGAGAGGAGTGAGCAAATGGCACTATCTTTTGGAGAATCTAAGCGGTTGGCTGCGAAAAAAGCCGCAAGCCCCGCAAATGTTTCTGTTGATGATATAGATGTCGCAACTCTGGAATTAAATGACGAAGACCAAATTGCCGTGTATGATGATAACGGAGAAGAGACATTTGAGCGTAGTGGCAATTACACCTGGTTTGCTGATTACTCTGATGACCAGTGGTCTTACATCGACAAAAACAAAGATATTCAGCTGGATGCAAATCAGATTAATATCACACAGGAATCCAACTCGCAGGTTATTCCGTTTGAAATGCCGCGTTACTACGACGGTATTGACCTGCTTCAGATGACGATTCAGATCCACTACCTGAACGCAGACAGAGAAGAGAATTACGCTTCCCCTATCAACGTGAGCTACAGCAATACCAAGATCCGCTTCTACTGGCTGGTGGCAAATGATGCTACTGCAAAAGATGGCGAGCTGCAGTTTGAGATCATGGCATCCGGCGCTGTGAATGTCCCGAATACAAGCACCACCAAGAGCTATCTGTGGCGCACCCGCCCGAATGGCCGATTGAATGTGCTGAAATCGCTGACCGGAAAGCAAATGGTCGATCCGAGTGGCAATGACTGGTATACCCAGTTCCTGGCAACAATGAGTCAGAAGGTTGGCGAAGCACAGGTTGCCGCATCCGCTGCTGAGAAGAGCGCACAGGACGCAAAGAATGCAGTTGCAAGTGTGGATGAAAAGCTGGCGCAGTTCTATAAGAAGGACGAGGTTGATGGCTTTGTTACAATGCTGCGTGGTGAGATTGCTGCCGTTGATGGTCTGGCAAATTTCAATGTGCAGTATGACAACGACACCCGCACCCTGACGTTCCTGAATGGTGCTGAAGAGATCACAAAGATCAAGTTGAACACTGATCCTTCTGCTGAGTGGGTAAGCATGTATAACGGCATTGTGGACAATAAGATCAGCACTGCTGTGACCCCTGTTCAGACTGAGCTGACTGAGTATAAGACTGCAAATGATGCCGCTGTGCAGGAGCTGAAGGACAGTGTTGGAGACCTGCCTGAGACCTTGAAGTCCTCCTATTATAATAAGGAAGCCACCGACGCACTGCTCGATAAGAAAGCAGATAAGACTACCGTTGACGTGCTATCCAGTGATGTGAGCGGCCTGAAGAATACAGTTGGCGGCATTCAGACCTCTGTTGACCTTGCCAATGCGGATATCGCTAAGATTCAGGAAACCTTGAAAGACTTTAAGCCAGATGAGAATTCTGGTCGCGAGTACGATATCACTTACGAAGATTCCAAGCTGAACCTGTTGGAGAACGGCACGGTCAAGACCACTGTTATCATTGAAGGTGGCGGTGGTGGCGGTGGCAGTACCTCTACGATCACAATTGAGCGTATTGGCGAATCTTCTATCGCTGTTGTTAAGGGCGACACCGCAACTGTCGAATTTAACTTTACTTCTGTGGATAACTCCGGCGAAGACACTGGCGATGCTACTGGCGTATGGTACGTTGGTAACACAAAGGTCGCAACTTCGACTGTTTACCAGGGCAAGAACAGCTTCGACATCACTCAGTATCTGCACAATGGCGACAACAAGATCAAATTGCAGGTCACTGACTCCGTGGGCAGCATGGGTTCAAAGACTTGGAATATCAATATTGTCGAGTTTTATCTGGAGAGTATCTTCGATGATTCTCTGGTTTATAGTGGTGAGGTTACTTTCCGCTTTACTCCATACGGAAATATCAATAAGGACGTTTCCTTTACTCTGGATGGCAAAAAGCTTGGTAGTGTTACAACTGCGGTTACCGGCAGACAGATGACCTATGCGATTCCGGCACAGAAACACGGCGCTCACCTGCTGGAAGTGACCATGACTGCAAATATCAATGGCAAAGCTGTGACCAGTAATACCATTTATAAAGATATCATGTGGGCAGAGGAAGGCAATAACACACCGATCATCAGCTGCGCCACAAAGGAGTTCACCGCAAAACAGTATAGCACCACCGGTATTGTTTACACTGTCTATAACCCGGCCTCTTCTACTGCAAGCATTACGCTGGAAGTTGACGGCATCAAGACTTCTACACTGACTGTTGGTCGTACTGCTCAGACTTGGAGCTTTAAATCTTCTGATATTGGCACCCACACTCTGACCATTACTTGCGGCGCTACCATCAAGAGCATCACCGCAAAGATCGAAGACCTGGGTATTACCATTGAACCCGTTAAGACCGGCCTGATGCTGGACTTTAACCCCGCTGGCCGCAGCAATGCAGATGTGAACCGCCTGTGGAGTTCCGGTAGTAACAAGATGACTGTCAGCGATAACTTTGACTGGGTGAACGGTGGCTACCAGATCGACGAAGATGGCGACACTTATTTCTGTGTCAAGGCCGGTACGACTGCCACCATCAGCTATAAGCTTTTCGCAGACGATGCAAAGAAGAGCGGCAAGAATTTCAAGCTGGTGTTTAAGACCACGAACGTCCGCAACTATGATGCTACTGCCGTGACTTGCTTGAATGGTGGCGTTGGTCTGAGTATTCAGGCTCAGAAGGTTACGCTAACCAGCCACCAGAACAGTATTGATTTGCCCATCTGTGAGGACGATTTCCTCGAGTTCGAGTTCAATATTCTGCCGGACAAACAGTTCCGCGAGATGGTTCTGTGGTGTGACGGTATCCCTTGCCGTGTTGAACTGTACGATACCAGCGACAGCTTTACTCAGGCTGCTCCCGTTGGCATTACTATTGGCTCTGACGATTGTGACGTTATCGTGTACCGCATGAAGAGCTACGGTATGAACCTGACGGATGATGAGATTCTGGACAACTTTATTGCCGATGCGAAGAACGCCGAAGAGATGGTCTCTCGCTATATGCGCAACGACATTACGGACGCAAGCGGCGAACTGACCCCTGACTTGCTGGCAGAGAAGTGCCCCGATCTGCGTATTATCAAGATCTCCGCACCTACTTTCACAACTGGTAAGAAGAACGAGGTCGCCAACACTACGATCCAGCAGATCTATAAGAATGGTCGTGCTAAAGAGGATAACTGGACTGCTACCGGCTCTCACAAGGGTCAAGGCACCAGCTCAGACCACTATGGCGCATCTGCTCGAAATATTGACATCAACTGCAAAGGCGGCTTTACGTTTGGTGATGACACTACTGGCGACACCTATGCACTGACCGAAAATAGCGTTCCTGAGAAGTATTTTAACATCAAAGTCAATGTTGCTTCTTCTGAGAATGCAAACAACTCCCTGCTGGCGGATGATTTTAATGAATTTAACCCCTATGTGCGTCAGGCCAAAAAGGATAATCCCAAAGTGCGTGATACAATGGCGTTCTATCCATGTGTCGTGTTTATTCAGGAGACTGATACCACCAATGCGACCGTATTTAACGATGGTCAATGGCACTTCTATGCCTGCGGCGACATTGGCAACTCCAAAAAGAACAATGATACGATGGGTATGGACCCCGAGAATCACAAGGAATTTATCGTTGAGATCGACAACAACGCCGATGAGCAGACCCGCTTCCTGAGCGGCGATTTCTCGCAGGAAACTTGGGACGGCGACCACTCCTTTGAGTTCCGTTACAGTAACCCTGCCTGCACTGAGGAAGAGATCGAGGCTGGCAAACAGGCGTGGATTACAGCTCAAAACTGGGTGGTGAATGCGGATGATGAGGAATTTAAGGCGCATTTCAAGGATCACTTCGATCTGGATTCTGCTATTTTCCATTATCTGTTTACTGAGCGTCACACCATGGTCGATAACCGTGCAAAGAACGTGTTCCCGCACACCAGCGATTTGGTTCACTGGGACTTCTGCTTTGACTACGATAACGATACCGCCATGGGCAATGATAACGAGGGTGGTCTGACTCTAACTTATGGTTATGAGGACACTGATACCATCGGCACAAAGAATGTGTTTAACGCTGCTGACTCTAAACTGTGGTGCAAGCTGCGTGACCTGTTCCCTGATGAGATGGCAGCGATGTTCCGCAACCGTGAGAATGCGCTGGCATAGAGTGCGACTCGTATTTTGAAAAAGTTCGAGGAATATCAGGATGTGAAGCCCGAAAAGCTTTGGATTATGGATATGCGGCGCAAATATTTCCGCACCTACGAAGATCCCACCATCAACACCACCAGCTATCTGCCTATGATGCATGGCAACAAGCGGCATCAGCGTCGGCAGTTCCAGCGTTATCAGGAAAAGTACATGGCATCTAAGTATTCCGGTTCTGCCGCGACCAGTGATGATATGACCATTCGTGGTTATACTCCCACAAACTGGACTGGCGTGAAACCGGACGGCACATTCCATATCACACCATACGCTGATACCTATGTCTCTGTTCTGTACGGCTCTAACCCTGTGAAAGTGCGTGGCAAGCGCGGACAGACCTACACAATCGAATGCCCCATCACCGCAATGAACGATACTGAAGTTTATATCTATAATGCTTCTATTATTCAGAGCATTGGTGATATCTCTGGCTTCTATCCCGGCTATGTTGACTTCAGCCACGGTGTTAAGCTGACTGAGCTGAAAGTTGGTTCCGGTGTGAGCGGCTATAAGAATACGAACATGACTGACTTCGCTGTTGGTAATAACACTCTGCTGGAACATTTGAACCTGCAGAACGTGCCGAACCTGAAGAAGTCTATTGGTCTGACCGGATGCACAAGCCTGACAGAGTTCTATGCTGACGGCTCTGGTATTACCGGTGTCTCTTTTGCAAGCGGCGGCAAGATTAAAATCGCCCACCTGCCTGCAATCGCCAGCTTGACCGCAAAGAACCTGAATTATCTAACTGACCTGACGATTGAGGATTACACCAATATTACTACGCTGACCGTTGAGAAGTGTGCAACCATCGATCTGAAAGATATGCTTAGCAAGTGCACTAACCTGAACCGTGTGCGTATTACTGGCATTGATTGGGAACTAGCTGATACTTCCCTGCTGAATCGCCTGTATGCAATGAGCGGTCTTGATGAAAATGGCTACAACACTGACCATTCTGTCGTGGAAGGCAAAGTTCATGTGCCTATCATCCGTGAGCGTGAGAAGCTGCTGTACACAGAGCGCTGGCCTGACTTGGAGATCACTTACAACACCATGATCAATCAGTACACTTGGAAGTTCGTGAATAAGGATGGCACTGTTCTGGATATCCAGTATATTGACAAGGGCGAGCGTGCAGTTGACCCTGTGACCCGCTCTGACAATCCTATCCCGACACCTACCTTCCCGAGTACCATCAGTACGGTATTTACATTCAGTGGATGGGACACAGAGTTCACTCCTGTCTTTGAGAATCAGACTGTTACTGCTGTGTACGATGAATCTGTGCGTCAGTATCGTGTACGCTATATGAATCGCGGCGCTGTTTTACAGCAGACAACTGCTCCGTATGGCTCTATGGTT